TGTAATTAACAAAGTTAGGCTTGAAGGACAAGTGATTTGCGATCTTCAAGAAACACTCACCAATATAGCGTGGAATTGGTGGTTTTGTATCCCATCTTGATGCTCTGTCTTGTTTCGTTGGTTCTCTTCCAAATTTCTTGATGAAACTAATTTCAACGTTACCCCGATACTCAACGAGAGCAGCAAGAAACTCTTTGTTGTTGACGTAGTGTTCTGATCTTTTTCTCTTCGTCATACCAGGAGTAATCATAAAACTATCTCATCACTATGTATGAATTATACCATTTTTGTAAATACTTGACAAGTTCTCAAATCATCAGTAGAATATCTTTGTTGCCTTTGATGAAAAGGCTATAGCTACTATGAATTCTTAAAGATCTTTTCTAAGAGATCCTTAGTATCATTTACTTTACCTAAGTAACCCATCTTCCTATTCAGTTCAGGAGATCCTTTAGATACTTTGTCACTTGAAGTGACGTAATTTTGATACATAAAGATCATTTCAATATCTGAAGATTCAGACATGGTAAGAACATCATTCATATTAATGATGAACATATCTTCAGAAGTTGATTTCAACCATGGTTCAAACTTATATCCCATAGGAGTTCCTCCTCTAGATTTAATAAGTGACATCATAATTGGATTAGATACAAGTAGCACTGTTCTATCTTCTTCTTCAGAAGCTGCTACCTTACAAAAGATCTCATCTCCACATTTTAATTTAATTGTTGCGTAAAAGTCGTCTTCTATCATTGGTTAATTTTTCGTACTACGTAGTTTCCTATAGCCAATGTATCAACTTGAAGATTTAAGAATGTTTCGATAGCGTCTTTTGGTGTTTCTACAATTGGTTGTCCGTTGTCATTAAAAGATGTGTTTAATATCACCGGTGAATCTGTTAGTTTTAGATATGCCTCTAACAAAGAGTTTACTTGAGGATGAAGATCTTTGTTTACGGTTTGGATTCTACAGGTTTGATCTTCATGACATATCGCTTCAATACTATTTATTTTTTCTTTTTTTATCGTTTGAGAAAATAGCATATATGGTGACTTGAATCCTTCTTCAAAGTATTCTTCAACACAGTTTTCTAAGATAATTCCAGCAAATGGCCTCCAGTGTTCTCTATGTTTGACTTTTGAATTGAGAACATCTTTGTTTTCTTTTGGTTGAGCATTCATAAACAAAGATCTAGAACCTAATGCTCTAGGGCCATGTTCTGATTTATTTTGAAACCAACCAATAATCTTATTGTCTCTTAGATCTTTAGATATTTCATTACACAGATCACTGAAAGAATCATATTTTTTGTATTTAATACCATGTTCATTTAAAGTATCTTGAATTTGTTCATCTGTATATTCAACTCCAAGAGTTGCTAGATTTTTTGGAAGAATAATATTTTCATCATTCATATATGCACCGTAAAGTGCAGCACCTAAATGCAATCCACAATCACTTGGAAACGGAGGAATATGAATGTGTTTAGCAATACCTTCTTTTGCAATTTTTGTGTTAGCAAGAATGTTTAAAAATACACCACCACTTAAACAAAGATTGTCCTCAATATATCCTTTGTCTTTCAATAACTTCAGATAAGTGAGTAAACCTTTTTCAAAACTATCTTGAAGAAAATACGCTCTATCATCTGCTTCCAATAAATCAAAACCTTCATGATGCTTCCCATCATCTGGATGAGATCTCATTTGAACTTCTGGTGTTGTCGAATCATTAACATCAAAATCATTTACATCAAATTTTGGTTTTCCATAAGCAGCAAGTCCCATAATTTTTCCACAATAAGTATCCCTATACTCTGGATTACACAACCAAATTTGTTTTTCAATTTTTTGCATATAAATGCGAGCTGCCCATGTCAAATAATAAAGTCCAAAATTATTACTCCATGGATGAGATTGAAATATTCTAAATTGCTTCTTTTCTTTATTAAAATATCCAATAGATGAAGCTTCATATCCAACCATTTGATTTTCTGTAACACATGCGGATCCAGAACCATCTAACGTAATAAAAGTTCCTTCATTTTTATCTGTTGTAAAAACTGATACAGATGCATGACAAAGGTGATGATTTAATATTTCAATCTTAGCGTTTACAAAAAATTCTTTTAATTCTTTTTTCGTATCATTCAAAAATTGATAAAAAGAATTCATGCCGCAATCGGCAATGTAAACACAATCAATTTCTTCTGGACTCAAATCTCCTGCTTTTAAGCAATATTCAATAGAATTTACAGGAACCCTACCATCATACTTTACTTTTGAGAGTCTCTCTTCACAAATGCTTGTTACAAGAACTCCATCTTTTACAATTGATGCTCCTGCTTCATGACAATATTCATGTTCTGGATCTTCCCAGGGATCAAATCCAAAAGCGCCATATAATCCAAGAATATTCATAAATGATTCCTCATTTTAATTTGCATTATCTCATAGTTGAATTTTTCTTCGTTATAAATTTTGATCCTCTCTATGAAATGATTAAGCGTGTAATTTCTTCTTGACTGTGTTGAACAATCGTCTGCAATATCGTATAATGTTGCCTTTACTTTGTCCTTTCCTTTTCTAAGAACTCGTCCAATACTTTGAAGATTACGTACTCTGGACTTACTAGGTGAGGCGAAGATAACATTATGGAGATTTTTAATGTTGATACCAGTACTAAAAGTTCCATAAGAGGCGACGATAATAGCGTTGTTTTCTCGCTCTGTTATCTCTCTTACTAATTCTCGTTCTTCAGCATCAACACCACCATGTACAAAAAATACTTTGCGGTTATCACTCTTGTTCTTATTTATCTGATCATAGAGAATCTGTCCATGTGCCTCGACTCTTTGGAAAAGAACAAGTGTATTTCCTTTAAGATCTAAAGTTAAATTTTGAATAAATTTATTGCGTTGTTCGTGCGTGATTAAATATTGTATCTCATCCTCATAAACATCAAACTTTTGTGGAGGATGTTTTAAGACAAGACACTGAATATCAAGTTGTGACAGGTGTCCCTGTCGCATTAACTCATCGGTTCTTGTTACCTTATATGATGGCCCAAATAATCCCTCTAACACCCACTTATGTGTCTGTGTGCCATCTAAAGTTCCAGTAAAACCAAACCTATACTTAGCATGATGAAGTTTAGTCATAATCTGAATCAAAGATTTAGACTTGAATAAATGTGCTTCATCACCTATAATACATCCATAGTCTTCAAAAAAAGAACGATCTAGTTTGTATACAGATTGCCAAGTTGTAATTGTTACTGGAGCATCATTACTTTTTTCCCTTCCTGAATAGATACGATGGCAATATGAGTCAGCATTCCAACCATAATCAAGAAAGTCTTTATACATCTGTTCTACAAGAGATGTCGTCGGAACAACTAGAAGAATTTTTTCACCTTTATCCACATAGTACCGTACTAGGGAATAGATCATCAGTGATTTGCCACTCGCAGTGGGGCTTATCAATAACTTTCTATTATGCTTTAGGGCACCATATACTCCCTCAATCTGATATTTCCTGGGACTATGGGCACAAATGGAGTTCATATAATCTTTAACTCCTTCTATGGAAATATGTTCGTTCTCCTCATAAGGAGTGCCATAGAATTTATTATCTTCAAACTTGTAAGAATATCCGTAGTTCTTGCAAAATGACACGATCTTATCCAACAATCCAACATAGATCTGTTTAGAACGCATGTCATATAGGTGAATTTCTCCATTCCAATTTCTACCACGATATTGTGGCATGAACTTGGCGTTGGGGACTTCAAATTTAAAATGATCTCTTAACTCATATTCGATATGAGGTTCAGTATTAATTTTTAAAAATACTTCGTTTGATTTAGAGATAACAAGATCTGTTGTATTCACGATGATCAATCATCTGTGAATATTTATCACATATCTGTGAAAGTATGTTCTAAAGTAATTCTATAAAAATGATCTCTCATTGCAATTAGATCCTCTTGTTCCATAGGATCTCCACCTGCCCACTTCTCACATGCTATCTTGAGTCCTTTGTGAACAATACGAACTGCCTCAATCGGCAATTCTAAATGATAATAACTGTCGTCTTCCATCATCCTAATCCTGCGTTGAATCTCATAAACTCTATTGCGTTTTTGATTTGATAGGTTCGATTAGTAATTTGTTTTAGAATACTTTCAATGTATACTAACATTGTATCGTAGTAATCTATCTTTAAACAAACTGTAGATAATTTTTCGTCTGCGTCAAGATACTTTTGCATCGTATCTTTGTCGCGAATTTTTTTGGGGAAAGGATTTTCGATGTAAACTTCGGGATCAGCTTTACCACTAAAGTATTCGTACCTTTCGTGTCTAATATTTTTTCTTTGTTGCTCTGCTTTCTTTCTCATTAGAAAGATGGTATTGTACATTTCAAAATACTTCGCATGGAGAGTGGGAATACCAGTAGACTCAGTATGCAAATTATCCATATCAATCTTGGCGTCTTTTTCCCACATCTCTTGAAGTTTATCAAGATCGATCATAATTAGGTTTCAATATCATAGATAGTATACTTGAATGACACGGATGCTGTAAAGTATTGATAATCGTCATTTGTAGCATCAAACTCTAAAGCAGATAAGTTATATGGATATAAGTCTTTAAATTTTACTTTGAATGCAGTGTTATAATTACTAGTCAAAACTTGTAATGTTGCATCAGAGTAAAGATTTTTCATACTCTTGTCTGGATTCTTATATTCAGGATCATTACTTTGAAGATCAAAGATTTCTTCTAATGATTCTGGATATCCTAGTCCACGAATCCAATTATAAATTTCAAGGTAATTTTCAAGTCCTTCGTCAACTAAGAATCTAAAAGTAAAATCATCAAACTCAATCTTATCTCCTGGAATAGGAATATTTCTCAGGTAGTTTGCTTGCTCGGCAGTGCCAAGTGTCATTGATGGAATATTAGCAGTGTTGCCAAAAAAAGCAACTTTTGGTGCCTTGTTCAAAACTAGTTTAAATCCCTGTGGAGACAGAAAATTTCTATTCTCTACCTGATTATCATAGGGGCTTCTTGTGGCATCAGACATCGTTTTCTAAGTATTTAGATAAAAAAAGAGGGATCCGAAGATCCCTCTAGCACTTCCTTCACACGGATATAAATTATATCACATGAGGTTCTTAACGGAAACCCTTCTGTAGTAGCGGTTTTGGTTGACGTGCAGAGCGCCAAGTCCTTGGTTGGTTCCTTCAGCGAAGGGGTTCGCAACGAGGCCGTAGCGCGTCTTGAAGCCAATCTTGGGCTGGAAGGAGTTCTCTCCAACGGCGCGAACCATCTGGAGGGGAACGTAAGGACAATAGAAGAGTCCAGCGTCATAAGGAGAAGTACCCTTATAACCAACGACGTAGTACTGGTTACCAGGAGTTCCGTTAGCGGAAGTCAGGTTTGCAGCATAAGGATCGATGTATACGCGATACTTACCTTGCAGAACACCAGCGAAGGTGTTACCAGTGTCGTCAACGGTGAGGTTTGCGTTCAGTGCAGGGGTGTAATCGAGAACACCAGCCATGGTAAGTGCAGAAGCAACGTCTGCAGAACACATGATGATGTTGCCCTTTCCTCTACGAGTTCTTTGTGCGATTGCGTTCGCATCTCTCTCGATTTGGAACAGGAGTCCCTTGAACTTCTCAACACTCCAACGTCCGTTAGAGTCGATGTCTAAGTCGAACTCACCAGCGGTGGCGACGTTCTGAACAGCACCCTGCTCAGCAGTCTTGTAGATGGTTCTGATGACTTCACGGTTGATTTCAGCAAGAATCTCAGTGCTAAGGATGTTAGCGAGTTCTGCTTCAGCGTTCAGTCCGTGAATTGCCTTCAGATCCTGTGCCAGTTCCAAGGAGTACTCTGCTTTCAGAGCTCTGGACTTAGCGGTAACAGTGACTTTCTCGATCGAGAATGCCATCTGGTTGAAGGCATTGTCTCCAGTGCCATCAAGAGATTCAGCATCATCAGTTCTCATGCCTTGGCCAACTCTGTAGCCGAGGGAAGATGCAGAACCAACAGGGTTCAGAACAGATGGGTTGGTGCCGCTCTGAGCGGTAGTACCCATACCAGCAACACCATCGGTGAAGCCGTTTTCAGAGTTAGATGCATTATCGCGTCCAGAGAATGCAGAATCTGCTTCGTTGTAGAACGCTTCGGTGCCAGACTGATTAGTGTAGCGGGAACGCATCGCAAAGATGAGTCCAGTTGGGCCACTCATTGGTTGGACACCAGCCAGATCGTATGCGACGAGGTTAGGCATGGAGCGTCTGATCAGGGAGATCAGAACGGGATCGAAACCTGCAGTAGGGCCAGAAGCGGTAGCGGAACCAGTGAAACCGCCGTTACCGACAGCATTGGTTGGTTGCTCGGAAAGCATTCCGCCGTCATTGAAGGCAGATTGCTCACGCAGGAATTTTTCTTGGTTTTCAAGCAGGACAGCGGTTACAGCCTTACGATGGGGATCCTTGATTGCGTCAAGGCCCTCATACTCAAGAAGAGGCTTCCACTTTTCCTGCAATTGCTCGGATTGGAACATTGCTTTGTACTAAAAGTGTGTGTTTACGGTTTGAATAATGATTAATTCAATTACTTACTAAAGTTACCCAGAGTTCTCAGGTATGCATCCATCGAACCAGTAACAGTTTCTGGTGCAACAGATTCACCCTCAGACAGGGTTTCGGTTTTAGTAGTAGATGGAGTGGAGGAGAAATACGACTCCTTCAGTGTCTCCAGTTTTTCACGATAAGATTCTTCACTTTCAAACTCAACACTTTCGGAAAGTGAAGCGAGCTTCTCTTTCTGAGTGGACGCAAGTCCTTCAGAAACATCGTCAAGGATACCATCTGCAACTGACTCTGCGAGTCTTCCGTTGAGTGCGATATTCTTCTCGATCTGCTCGTTGAGTTTTGTCTCCATATCATCAAGTTTTTCTACCATGCTTTCAAGCACATCATATTTGTCTTCAGGAATAGTTACATAATGTTCTTCAAAAAGTCCCTTCATGCCTGAAAGGAAACTTTCAGTCATTTCGGTTTTCAGTCCCTGCTCAACAGCAAGGGCATTTTCAGTGAACCACTCGTCAGCGACGTACTCCAGATAGGAGTCAACACGCTCAGCGAGAGATTCTTTAGCAGCTTCGACTTCTTCAGTCATTTTTGCTGCATACTCGGCTTCGATTTGCTCTTTGATTTCAGAAACCTTGGAGTTAATCGCCGCTTCAAAGATGGTTTTTGCTTTCTCTTTGAATTCTTCGGAGAGTTCTTCGCCACCGAGGAGAGCATTGACATCTTCTTCAATGTCATACTCAGCAACAACTTCTTCTTCAGTAGTCTCTTCTTCAGCGACTACTTCGTCAGTTGTTACCTCTTCCTCTTCGATGGTGTCTTCGGTAGTAACTTCTTCTTCTTCGCTCATGCCTTTCATGGGATCTGCCTTACCTGCTTTCTTGGTTACCACATCTTTAACCTGCTTAAGAGTTGCACCAGGTTCCTTTAACTTAGCCGAGTCATCGTCGGGCTTGTAGTTTTCGGGGGTAGGCCCACCGAGATCTTCGTAAGAACCAGCAACCGATGTATCCATAGCATCTGCAGGCTTAGCACCAGAGTTAACAGCGGTTTTGGATTGCTGTGTCTTTACTTCCATTTCTTGTAATTTTTTACCACGAGACATTTGAACTCTCCGTTTTTTCCGTTTTTTAAAACTATATTTATTTATAAATTAATATATTTAATGAATCAGATACTATTTAGAAAATCGTTAAATAGATTCAATTTTTTCTCATCAAGTTGTTTTTGAGTGACAAGAGTGTTGATCTCTTTGTATGTTTTCTCTGCAAATTTTTCGCGAAGAATACCACCATCCCATACCCAATCCTTACCTTCCATGATACCTTCAACAAAAGCATCAGGGGCAGAAGGATCAGCAACGATATCAGCAGCAGTTGCCAACATGAAGTCGTCACCAACAATATTGACTCCTTCACGAGTCATCTTCAAAGATCCAATTCCTCTAGAGGAAACACCAAGTTTTACACCTTCTTCAATTAAAGAAGATGCAATCTTACCCATAGGGGTGTTAAGGATTTTTGCTTTACCAACAAAGTTTGAACCACTTTCTCTCAGAGATACAATCTTATGAGATACTCTGTCTAAGTTGACAGTTGGGCCGTCAGGATGTCCAAGTTCGCCAAGTGCTCTACCTGCCTGAACATGGTTTTCGTTGTATCTACCAACTTCCTTACGGAGAGTCTCCATAGGATACATTCTACCGTTACGGTTTTTGATGTTTCCTTGGAGGAAAACACCTTCAATGTACATGGATTTCTTGCCGTTCTTACTTTCGACAAGGAATTCAACTGTTTCGATTTCTTCTCTGATAAGTTTCATCTTATGCGATTCCTGTGGTTTGAACGGGTTGAACGTGAATAGATCCTCCTGTGCCATAAGAAATGGCAGCAACTTTAACGGAGGCAATCAATCTTGCATCATTTGTGGTAAATGCTGTAGAAATGCCGCTTGTATTTGCTGTAAGAGTTACTTTAGTTTGAAAACTTCCATCAATACTAGAAGTTGTATCAACTGAAGCAACTGGAACGTGTGAAATAATGGTTGTATAATTTGAATCAGCACCACTCGCTTCAAGAGTTACATGATCACCAACACCGAATGGCATTTGAGTTCCTTCAGGACAAGTTACTACAGTGGTTGATCCTTTGGTAATATCAACAACTCTTTGAGATGCTTTAGTAACACCAATACCTGCAGATGTGTTAGCAGGAATAATATAATCACTTAAGGATGCAGTAGGCTCACCACCAACTACAACATAAGCATCAGTATTGAGAGCGGTAATTCTCAATACATTAGTAGTCACCTTAATCGCACTTGTTTTGGCGGAAGAGTTTGTAGTTGCAATACTTGTGGCCGCGCCTACTGGTTTATGTGCCATTACACTATTTTCTAAAGTTCATTTATAATAGTTATTTATAATTACTCTTCTTCTTCTGTTTCTTCTACTTCAGCAGTAATCTCATCTTCGACTTCAGAGTCGTCACCAAACATGGAATTTGCCGCTACAGGTTTGAATGCATCAACCCTTTCTGCGGATTTAGCAAAGAGTAAATCTTTAATTTTGTCACTGATTTGGGAAGGAGATTCATCAGCAGCAATCATATCTAAGAGTTCTTCCATTAAATTGTAAAGTAAACGGTGAAATTATTTATATTTCCCCACCGCTAGGCATTTTGATTTCTGGTGCTTCTACAGAAGAATCATCAATTTCTGGTTCCATTACAGGAGCACCTAAATCTCCACCACTACCTTCTGGTGCAAAAGGTTGTCCAGTTGCAGGATCAATTGTTGCAGGATCGGGAATAACACCTGCTTTGATTTCTTTTTCAATAAGTGCATCTTGTTCAATAATTTCTTCATCAGTTTGACGCAGAATGTTACGTCTTACATAATCTTGAGAGTAATACTTACCAATATAAGGTTCAGCAGTTTGAAGAAGTCCAAGTCTTTCTTGCATCAACTCTGCTTCTTTCAGTTCTGCAAAGTGATTATCATATAAGAAATCATACTGAATATGCTCACTCATCGAATCCCAATCTTCGGGAGTAATAACATTCTTAAGGAGAAGTTGAGTTCTCAAAATGTCGTTAAACATGTTAGAGAATCTCTTTCTCAAACGTCCAACAAACTTACTGAACTTAACTTCATCTCTCAAAATTTCAGAAGATCTTCCAAGATTGAATCCACCTTCTCCTTCAATTCTAGAGGTAGGAACATTCAAAGATTTAAAGAGTTTTCTTTGAAAGTAGTTAATATCAGTGATTTCTCCAAGATTTTGTCCGCCAGGGAGAGTAGTAATCTCAGTTCCTCTACCACCTTCACGTCTAGGAAGCCAAAAATCTTCCATCATGGACATAAATTTCTTATCATCACGAACTTCACCAGTGTTTGCATCATAGACAAGTTTATTTCTATAACGCATCATTACGTCACGAAGATATTGTTCTGCCTTTACTTTTGGCAGATTACCAACATCAATGTAAAAAATTCTACGTTCTGGAGCACGAGACAGACGATAGATAACCAAACTGTCCTCAATCATTCTAAGTTGATTGAGTGCTTTGATTGCTTTGTGAAGATATGATAAAGTTGATCCCTTATTTCTATCTACTAATCCAGAGGTGCAATAAGTAACTGAATCTTTCGATAATTTGATCGCTTTTTTAGGATCATTGCCGCCATAACCAGAAGAAACAGAGTTATTTGAAGATCCTAAAGATGGGTTGTACATGAAATATTCTTCCACTTCAGGGAAGTCATAATTCAATTTGTCATTTTCAGAATATTGAAGTTGTGCGCTTTGTAAACTATCTGGCCCCTTTCTTTTAAGTTGACGAACATAACGCATCTTCATTGCGTCAATGTAACGTAACTCTTGAATACCTGCCGAAGGATTTTTTAAATCAATTACCTTATGGTAATACAATCTACCATCAACGTACCAATTCCTATAGATTTCGTGTGCTTTATTATTGAAATCGAGCAGATCAAGAATAAACTTAAATTCTTTACGAATTTTCTTTTTGATACCATCACTGGCATTCAAATTAGAAAGTTCAATTTGAACAGGTGTATCATTTGTATCAGACACAACTGCTTCATTTACAATATCTTCGATGGCACCATCAACTTCTGGATGAAGTGCCATCTCACGATAGCGTTTGATCAGATCAAACTCAGTTCTATATACACCCTCAATATCTACATAACTGCCAAAAAACCCGCTACTCAGATAGTAGTTGTTTTCGTCCCCCTCACTTGGGGGGACGGGAGAAACTACACTGGGCGGGGTATTTTCGGAATCCTCAATTGAAAAACCAAATAATCTAGTAGACATAATCGCTATGATAGCACTTCTTCTGATATATTTATCAGAGGAAATTATCAGATAATTACGTTAGATGCTTGATCATTTGCAGAACCAGAAGAAGTGTTAGATCCAGCGATCCAGTACTGAACCTGGAAGGTTACAGTAAATTCTTCAATAGCGTTCTCATTATCATAAGAAAGTTCAATAGGAGAGACAGCAGTTGGGAAGATGCCTTCAAAGAAATATGTTCTCAAAGGTTGAACACCTTGTGTTCCGCCAGATGCATCACCTTCTGCACTATTTCTAACAGAAAATGCACCTTGATTGTAACCTTTACCAAGTTGATTTACTCTTGCATTTCCCATGTAAGATTCTGGCCTAGTAGCTCCAGATCCATCAGACAATTTGCTGATTCCATTCATCCAAGTTTCAAAAGAAGTTCTCAGTTTGAAATCTTCATCATTAATCACTGTTACTGTCCACTCGTCAAAAGTTCTGTCTCCAGCAACTTTTAGTTCTCTACCTCTAAATGGAATAGAGATTGGAGCAATATTACTTCCAGGTAACTGAGCAGCTTTGCACAGGAACTGGAAAGTTTCATTATCCCATGATTCCGCAAATTTGAAATCATCAATATTTACTTCAAATAGATTAGAGCGGGCACCGCCGCCCTGTAATCTAGATTTGAATTGAGTGATCGTCTTTAAGTTTGCCATTGTTTTAAAATTCCTCCGTTTTTTTAATTATTTAAAATCAAACTCTACCAGTCACTTCCTGGAAATCAACACCAGTTCTAGTAGCAACGAACGTCAGGGTGACGAAGTTGACAGATCTGGTTGGTTTCAAGAAGATGTCTGCTCTGAATTCATTATTATCAATCACAGTTGGAGTGTTGTTGGTTTCATCACAAATGACACGGAAATCGAAGAGTCCTCTCTTTGCCTGAACATCACGAAGGAATGGTTCAACAACATTGAGGAAATTAGATCTTGAGATCTCATCATTGAACTCAAAGAGTTGAGCGTTAGCAATTCCTTCGAGTGCCTGTTCTACTGTGAGGAAGAGGCGACGAACGTTGATTCTGTCAAATGCAGAAGCAAAGTTCAATGCGGTTCTATCACCAAAGAGAACAACTCCAGATCCAGGTTGATTAATAATCGAGTTAACTCTTGCTTCATAGAGAGCGTCTCTCTGTGCCTTATTGGGATTAAGCGCAAGTTTGATTGCATTATTCAGTGTTCCTCTTGCTGTTCCAGCAGGAGAATACCAAGGGAATTGTTCAACCTCAGTTCTAACCATCAATCCTGCAACATCACCATTAGTTGGAATAAAGCGGAATTGGTTGTTGAATCTGTCATACATGTACTTGTATCCAGAATCAAGAACCGCATAAGAGGAACTAGAAATAGGAGCGTAGTACTTAACGACATTATTTGTCTGATCACTCGCATTGGTGAGATTAACAACGCTTGTTCTATGTGGAGAAAGAGTTGCAATGCAATCTTTTCTAGACTCTGCAATCGCAATCAGTTTGTTTGCTTTCGCTTGAGACTGTTCTTCAGTTGCTAAACCAGGGCCACCAATCAGGAAATCAATTCCAATTTCATCTTTGTTAGAGAAGAGATCATATGAAGCAGCAATATCTCCAAGTGTTGCTGCCATTCCACCTTGATCGCTGTAGAGTTTTCCTCCAGCAAAGGTGTAAGTTACGTTTCCGATAGCGGAGAAAGTAACGTCTTGGGTGTCTTGCGCCCAAAGTCCTGCAGCAGTGGTTACTGGTGTGAACTGAGTAGAGAATCCAGTTGCTCTTGGTTCGGTTCCGTGATACGAATCGGTGAATGCGGCTGGATTTCTTCCTGCGTAGATGTATTGAGATCTTTGTGCGAGGAAATCTTTGTAGTAACTTCTCTCTGGAGAATCAACAGAAGATACCCCATCTGCTGCTTTAGAGATAAAGAGGTTCTTTTCAAGCAGAGAACCTTTGACTCCTGTAATAGATCCGTTGTCATCAACAACGACAATGTGCATTGCATCGTTTTTACTGTTTCTATCCAGACTAAACTGGTTGCTAACAGGTTTAGATGCGATTTGCTTCCAGTAAATAGTGGAGTTTGTAAGGGAAAGTTGCTGGCCATTGTACCAGTCAGTTACTGTTCCAGCAGTTCCTGCAAGTGGTGAAAGGTGTCCTCCACCAGTGTTAATACCAGAGTTATTAACAAAGTGAATTGTGTCTCCACTTTCAAAGGAGGAAAGAGGATCGTTTTCTTTATATGTGATAGGAGTTTCAGTGCCTGCAGCAGATACTCTAGAAACGATCTTAACGTCAAAAGAGGAATCTCCATTTGTTGAATCGGTGGTAACACCAGTGATGATACCCTTCAGGTGTCCACCAATGGTTGAGGTAGTACCGACTCCAGCCAGGGTGCCACTCAGGACAGAGGTAACACCAAAACCAATCGTCATGCCAGCATTGCCAGCATCAGTGGTATTAATACCGATTGTTTGATCTGCTAAGTCATCGATGAAGCAAACCTTCAGTCCATTACCCCAAGTTCCAGGGTTCTTAGCAGCGTAAGTGAAATCAACAGTGTCGCTGTTGAAGTTCGACTCATAATCGTCGAAGTTTTTAATCTTTGCATTAGTGGTGCTAGCAGCACTTACGCCAGCGTTTGCGTTATTAAGGTTTGCACCATTTGTTCTTACAACCTTAAGAACACCACCATAAGAAAGATAAGAGGATGCGCTCATCCAATACTCATAGTGAGTATCAGTGGACATTGGTTTACCAAAAACATCAATCAGTTGCTGTTCTGTAGTAATATCTGTTGCTTCATCTACAGGGCCAATTTGAAAGGGTGCTGCAATAGCTCCAACGTTCTGTAAGGCATTATCTGCTCTACCTACTGTTAGATCAACCTCCCTGGTAATCACTCCTGGAGATAATTGAGGAGTCGCCATGTTTTTGTTCTCCGAGTCTCAGTTTATCTGAAAGTATTTAGAATTTACAGCACTTTCAGAGGGGAAACGAGACGTGAATTACCAATCAGGATATTGCCAATCTGCGTGTGGATTTTTTTTCTTTTTATTATCTATAATTCTTTTGATTGTACACTCTTTGCATTCATATGAATATGATGATGCTACCGCACCTCTATCTTTTCTTGTTCGATAATATCCATCTACAAGATTTTTCAATTCGCCACATGTTCTGCACTTTCTATCATTGAGTAGAAGGTGCCCTAGTTTTATTTGCTTGTCAAATTCCATCATTTTTCTGCAGCATACAATGCAAATGTAGATGTTGTGATAACAGTCATCATATTAGCAATATGTTGTTTTACATCTGAATCACATGGTTTAGCTCCAGGAAGGAAACAACCAAATATAGTTGCTCCTACTATTCCTAACTGGAATAATATCACAATCCTTATAAGATTTATAACTTTAATTTTAGTTTCCATTATCGATAATTCCACATGTAGTCCATCCCACCTGCAGTTTCTCCATATTCTGATGCGTTATACCATCTATCTCCAGCATTATCAGTAAAACTTTCATCTCCCAATCCATCATCTAAGAAACCAAAGGGTGCCATATCTTGTTCGATTTGATTTTTCTGTTCTTCGTATAATCTCTTACGAACGTCTTGATCAGTAAGTTCTTTGAAGTAGTCCATCTGGACTAACCATGCATAAATGACGAGGCACATTGCCAAGTCATCATTACATCCTTCTTCTGCCTCAAATGAATTATGTTTTGAGATGAAAGTTGTCAATTCAGAGATAATTTCATAATCATTGAAGATCAACTTGTCTTCTTCAATCAGAGTCTTTAAGTTTAAAGATCCAACCTTCTTAACCGTCTTGGACATCTTGACACCTAACTGTGTCTTTTTGCCAGAGAATCCTTGCCCAACAATCTGTCCTGCTCTACCTCTCATAGAGCACATTAACAAGTTTTGATATTCCAAATCATATTGAAGAATACTAGCAACCTGATCTCCAATATCATTCACTTCACATAAGATGAACGCACTATTATAACTCTTCGCTACCTCATAGATGATATTAGGGAACAACATTGGTTTGATATCATTGTTCCGATACTTTGCAACAATCTTATGAGGAAATTCTGTGATATCTACAACAACAAATGCAGAGTAGTCTTCTCCAACTCCTCTTGCAACGTCAACTGTCATCACATAGTCACGATTTTCTTTCGATGGTTCGTAAACATCTAATCCAGCATTTCTTGTTTTTGGATTGTCATAAACTAGAGTTCTTAATTTACTCGGAGCGATTAGTGTATCAACAGATCCTAAGAATTCGCATTCAAACTCAACCTTGAACTGCTGTTCAGAAGTGTTTGCAATTGTAGTTTCTTTCCACTTTTCATCTCTTCCTGGAACTTCACTCCAGTGAACATCAGTTGGAATATATTCATTCTTCCTTTTCTCCGCATCATGCCACATACGGTAGAAGTGATTCATACCGTGTGGGGTAGATACAATAATTACTTTGGTGTTTTTACCAGAAGTAATAGTAGGATAAACAGATGCAAAGAACGAGTCAGCGACGTGATTTGGGACAAACGCGAACTCGTCGAGAAAGAGGATGTTGAATGACATACCTCGGACAGCACTCGCAGACGTAGAAGCTGCCAATATCTTACTGCCATTTTCTAACTCCAATGATCCTTTGTTCCATGATATGATACCCTGTTGCATCCATTTGGGTAAGTTCTCGTATGCAGTTTGTAACCTTCCAAGCAGTTCTCTCGCGGTTGCTGCTTTGTTTGCAAGAATGCCAATGTTTACGCTGTCATTGAATACAGCATAATGCAAAAGGTAAGATACCACTGTAGTGGATTTACCAGTCTGTCGGGGCATCTTACAGATATTAAATCTGTTTTCATGGAAGTTTGTGATTAACTTCTCTTGAAAGTGATATGGATGAAACTGTGTTAATCCTTCATCAAGAGAAACAATCTTAATATAGTTATTTGCAAAATAAACAGGATCTTCCTTACATCTCATAAACTCAAGAACTTGATCCTGAGAAAATTCAATGGCAGTGTTGGCTTTTTTTAGATTGGGGTTGCCAAGATATACATTATCAGACATAGTTCACTCAGCAATTCCAACGTCTAAGAGCTTTGTTGATTCTACTATCTGGATCTCTTGCAGTCTTAGCAGAAGTCAATCTCTTTTTCATTCCTTTCATTCTGGAACAAAAAGACTTACGACGGTTTGCATCTTTTGAACCTTTCTTAAGTTTAGAAGGTTTTGTTGTTACAGCAGTTTTGAGTTTTGAACCTGGATTCTCTCTACGATAAGCATCAACTGCCTTTTGACTCAAACCATCAGTCTTATCTTTGCGGTTTTCTTTTTGCCAATCCTCTTTAATTCCAGTCATCACCAGAGGTTCTCCTGGTTGATAAGGAGTCATATCAAATCTTTGAACTTTAGCACCTGGATAAACCTTATCGATTGCACCCTGTACTTGCTCTTTAGAAGGCCTTGAGAACTCTGGGAAGAAAATCTTCATCATCATATACTTGCCTCTAAAGATAAAGGATACAAGATATACATTTCCATGCTGCTGTTTAATGATCTTTGCTTCAGCAACTTCAGTCTTATTCAATGCATCACGACGTTTTTGTGTGATTTGCTTATCAATTAAATTCTTTTTCTTTTGTAAAGCAAGTTCAGCAGCAGACATTGGTGCTTCCGTTGTTGCTTCACTTACTTTGTTCTTGGGAACGCAGTTAGGAACCATCTTGCCACCCTTCTTCTTCATACCCACTTGCTTGTGAGTATCCCAACAAGGATCACCATCTCCCTCAACAACTTGCTCGATTTCTTCTTTTCTAGTTGCCTTTTTCTTGACGCAATTTGGATATCTCTTTCCAAACATTGTCTTCATACCTTTCTTCTCATATCCCTTCCAGCACTTCTCATCAAGTTCATATTCTTCTTTTTTGGTGCTATTGCCCCAGTTAGCGGCACCTACCTTACGACACTTTACAAGTGCTCCAGATGCATATGCGGAAGGCCATACTCTATAACGAGACTTTACTTTGTGATAGCAAGCATCTTTTGTACCACTTCCTTTTCCTTTCTTATCCTTTGCTTCATCAAGTTCTACTTCAATCTCATCTCCAACTTCAACGTTGTTCTCAGCAAACCATCCACGATTCACTTCTAATGCTGTCAGAACTTCGCCGTCAGAAGACACAGGATTTTCATCATATGGTTCTAATTCTTTAATACTATCAACAATTCCATCCTCGGTGATAAAAGCAATATCCAGAGGAATCTTTGTCTCGCTCATATGGAATGACTTTTGTCCTACTTCATCAAAGACAAACAACATTCCTTTATTAAAGTCAAGACTTTCGCGGAACATTAATCCAAGATTGAAATCCCTAATATTATCTGGAATCTCAATCTCAAGAGGAAGAGTTACAAACTCAGTTGATTCTTTCATTTTTTTCTTCCTAGGACTATCAGTCTTTACATAAGTGGGTTTTGCAGCACCTGTCTTTTGTTGTTGTCCAGGATCTGCTTTCTTTTTTCTTCTAGCAGCAGACAATCTTTCTGCCTTTGTCATACTTGCTCTCTTTGCAGAGGAAACGCACTTAGGAGTTCCTTCTCCAGGTTCATCACTAGCACATGTCCCACCAGTGACTACGTTTACCCATCCACCTTTACCATCTTTTGATTTAGATCCTTTGAACCACTGACGTAGGTTACCGCCTTCATGGACTACAGATTCTCCCATACCTCCTCCATTGCCGCCGTTACCGTTACCGCCATTTCCAGCACCATTACCATTACCGTTTCCATTACCATTACCGTTTCCATTGCCATTACCATTACCATTCTTTTTCTTGGAATCGGGTTCAAGCATACCTCTTCCACCCACATGGTATCCCATGGGAATCTTCTTACACTTTTTATCGGTGAAACAGTAATACTGTCCAGGAGGACACTTTTTCATGAAAACAGAGCTCTCTTTTTATTTATGAATCGAGTGAGTCTAATCTTGATTTTAATTCGTCAATTTGTTCTTGCTGACTCTTAACTGCCTCAATCAGATATCCAACGAGTCCGTTATAATTAACAGATTTTAAATCTCCATTACTAACTAGATTTGGCAACACTTCTTCCAAGTTTTGGGCAGTAACACCTGCAGAATTTTTACCAGAGTCTTTCCATGTAAAGGTAACACCATCAATTCTGATGATTGATGCAAGAGGATCTTCAATTACTTGAATATTTTCTTTAACGGTAGTATCAGATGTTGAGTTAAAGTCAGTTGCTGTGACAACACCAGTGATACTCGCTCCTTTCAAACCATCAATTTGATAAGGAGTATTAACTTCATTAGATTGAGTAATAATAGAGTTACCCATCAGTGAGTGAGCAGTACACTGATAGTGAAGCACCGCTGGTGTTGTATCTGATACTACAATTTCAGTATAGGCATCATTAAAGGTTACACCAGTTTCGTACAAGGTTGTTTTATCTGCTTCAAGATAAAACTTTAAAGGATGACTGCCAGTGTTATCGTTTGTAAATCTATATGTTCTTCCTGGAGTTACTGTAATAACTGGTGCTTGTAAGTTATCGATAACATAACCGTTACCGCTACCAGATCCGTTATATCTGTGTGTTGAATCTTTAGTTGCAACTGTTACAGCATAAGTAACTGTTGTGCCACCTGCCTGTCCAAGAGAACCATCATAGGTTATTCTATCTTCAAATGTACCAATACCTGTTACATCAACACCATTAGCGAGAACTTGAATACCCTGTTGGAATGTACCAATTCCCAACACGTCCATATTGGTGACATCTTGATATGTCAAAGTTCCTGCAATGGAAACATTTCCAGATGCAGTAATACTTCCTACAGTGATGTCAGGACTACCCGATAGTCCACCAGCAGTACCTGAGGTATTCTGGGTTCCTGATTGGTTTACACCAGGTAGATTAATATCAGCAGTACCGTCGAAAGAAACACCACCGATGTTACGTGCAGACGCTAAAGCAGTTGCTGTAGCAGCATTTCCTGTAACATCACCTGTAATATCACCTACAAAACTAGTTGCAGTTATAACACCAGTAGCATGGATGCCATAGGTTCCTATAGTAACCGCTGTGCCTACACTAATATTACTTACGCTACTAATACCAGCACCAGTCAGATCAAGATTATCTCCACTAGGAAGTTCCTTGATTTTATTATTACTACTGTCAAGTATTAGGGGGTATCTGTTTGCCATTGTACTAGGATACTGATGTTATGAATGTTTGCAGTGGTGCTTCGTAAGAGTCTCTCTTTGTGACTTGCATAGAAGAGATGGAGACATCAGAACCACTTCTATCCGTTACATTAAATGAATAATTAGATAATGATATATTTGTAAATGAGTCATCATCTCTCTCAGTGACTACAAGAACGGCATTAATGGTGGCAACACCACCCGCTGCCCAAAACTGTGAACCATCGGTATTCCCCTTAAGGACATAACCGTCAACTGCAGGTAGTGCTCTGTTCTTTGTACTAAGTAGTTTTCCCATTAGTTAGCAGTCTCCAAAACACTGAGTATTAATTTAAGCTCACTGTTTGCGGCTGCTTGAACGGTAATGGTGTCACTTGTTTCTAGAACTAATTTTCCCTCAAGAGGGATATATGCATCATTAGCGGGCACAGTTGCATCAACAACAATTTCAGTTTCTGTACTACTTCTATTATGAAACATAGAAAAGGTAGTTGCAGCACTACCAACATTTGTTACATGAGCATACAAAACAATACCAGTGTATCCTGTTGGTGCAGTATACGCTGTTTCTTTTGCTGTTGTTAGAGGGAAGGTTTCTGTTTGAAACCTATTCAGTGCTAGTTGTGCCATTTTAACTTAGTGCAAGGATAAATGGAGTCATCTCTGAGAATAAACTCTTAGAGAATGATCTTCCACTAATTGTGCCTGTATTTTGATTGATCTGTAGATCATCACCGATCCTAAAATTACCCGCTTGATCTGTACTGGTGTAAATTACTTTACCACCATTAGAACTTGTGACTTCATTTGCCTGGATAGTAACACCACCTCTTTTTGGTGTTGCCAATGTGATAGTGTTTCCAGAACCAATGTATTCAAAAGTATGGGAACTTGCGATAATCTTACTTTGTTGGAAGAAGTGAACTGATGTTCCAACACCAACAGTACTAAGTAAATTTTCTGCAAGTGTTAGTGTGGTAATACCAGCACTAGGGGGTGTCGAACTATTTATTGTATAGTAAATTGGATCCATGACTGCGGTTGCAGTCGCGGTATTCACACCAACATTGGGAGCACTAATCGTGACATTTGGCGTTGTTTGATATTGAGAACCACTACTGATGATAGTAATGGATGCAACACTTTCTCCCTCAAGTGTTGCGAACGCCGTTGCAGTTTCACCAGCGGGGCCTGTTGGTGCATCAATAGTTACCGTTGGGGTTGATGTATAACCTGTACCCCCCGAACCAACGGTAATAGTTTCAACGGATTCAAATAGTTCTCCGAAGAAAACGATTTGTCCGTCATATGGACGAGTTTGTCCGATACCAATCTGTAAAGTTACATTATCTTGTGCAGCTGCAGCACTAGATGTGACTGTTCCAATGAATTGGGTAGAACCCTTTCCATCAGCAACTAAACCAAGGGTTCCAAAACTACAATTACTGTTGGCAAGATCTGCCTGTCCACCAGCATGACATGTGATTGCCTTATCACAACAAATAGTGAACACCGAAACTAACTGAGCGTAACCCTCATTAGTAACTGCAACACCTACACCACCCTGATTATATTGAGTGAATGCATCAACGTTCATGGACTTAGTTTTGACTGCTAAATTTCCATCAACTCTGATTCCAGTTCCTGTGGTGGTATCGCTAGTGCAGTTTTGAATATAAGGGCCTTTCCACTTACCACCACCTACGTTAGTTGCTCCCGCTGTTGGAAATGCAACTGCAGCACTGGGTGATAAGTGTCCAGAGAATGTCATGTTTTGCAACTTACATGCTTTGTTTACATGGAAGATGTCTGATGTAGTATTACTGGGTAGAACCTTGACAGTTCTTAAGTCATCACCCACAACAGCACTAAATGCTGGAAGAGTGATTGGATTATCCTCTACATAATTTCCAGACATGACTTTAACAGTCGTACCAGATTGTGCAGCACCAACAGCAGCCTTAATTGTCAAGAATGCGTTATCAATAGATGTACCATTGTTACTGTCATCTCCATCCTTTGCAACATATAGAACGTTAGGTGCAGAGTTGATACCAGATGCACTAGTATCGATAGTGACATTATCACCAATAACGACACTAGAGTTTGTAATGGTAACAACACCAACAGAAACTTGATTATTGTCACCATCAATCGTGACAGATGCTCTACCAACTGTTAGGACGCCAACTACTCTAGCGTTACCATCAACATATAATGCAGTATTTCCTACACCACCAATCGTTGTTGTACCAGAGGTTCCAACAATAGTGGTAATTCCTGTAATACTTACGTTATTTAAGAATGTTGCAGCAGTTCCAGTAATGATGAAGTCGGTAGATGCAACACCAGATCCACCATCAGCACCTACAAATGTTTTAGTTGACGCTTGATACTTTAAGAACTTACCATCAACTAAAGCAGTATCTCTATCAATATCATCTAAAAACTCAAGACGAGTTTCTCCTCCACCACCAATTGTAGAGAGTTGTTGCTGAATTGAATTTACAAACTTTCTGTAATGCTCTTGTAAGTCATCAAGAGTAGCAAAGTTTTTTTCAGGATATTCAACTTTGACAATTTGTTCAGTAACTTTCTGTTCTTTTAAAACAGATTGTTTTTTCTTAATGTCCTCTACAATAGAGTAAAGTCCTTTTACTTCATCAGAAACTTCGCTTAGTTGTTGATCATAATATTTTACTTCAGGAAGAGAATTTAGTTGCTCTTTTAATTCATTAAAGTAATTAAGAAGTAATTCATCAGTTTTAACACTGTTTTGATTTGCCTCATCTAATTTTTCTTCAATATTTTTCTTGAAGTTATTATATTCTCCGAAAATTTGTTTTTTGAGTTTTCTGTCGTCATCTTTAAACTCTTTATGATATTCCCATATCTTAAGAGAAAAATCACTCAATTCTTTCCAAATTTTGTCTTTCTCTTCATTTACTTTTTCAGAGAACTTCTTATTATCTTCTTTTACACTATTAATAAAAACTTTATTATCAAAAGTTTTTACTTCTAAATCTTCAGCAAATCTATCAAATTCTAATTTTGTATTTTCTCTGAGAGTATCAACAGCATCATTCAATACATTAACATCAGAGTCAACATTTTTGAATGTTTTTGCAATCCAAGAAAAATCTGGAATTAATTTAATATCTTCTCTTAATTTTTCAAAGTCCTCTTTGATAGACTCAATATCTTTTTCATAATATTTTACTTCAGGAAGATTATTAATTCTATCTTCAATAGAACTAATTTGCTCATCATAATACTTTACCTCAGGTAAAGTCTGAACATATTCTTTTACCCAGTCAATTTGTTCACAAACTGCCTCAAGTTCATCATCATAATATTTTACTTCAGGAACAGTATGAACCTGTTCTTTAAGCTCATCAATTATTCCGCAGATTGCTTCTAACTCTGCGTCATATAATTTTATTTCAGGTACATCAGGAATGTCTTTTCTAACATCACTGATTAACCTTAAAATTTCTGTAAGATCAACAGTAGACTCTACGATCTCTTCTAGTTCTACTGTTTCTTCTTTTGTATCTTCAGTCTCTATATAATCTTCTACTGATGGCAGAGACTCCTCCACCATAAACTCTTCTACAGAAGGTAAATCCTCTCCAGAGTCGGTAAAATCATTAATAGAAGGCAGATTTTTATTATCTTCCGTCATTAGACAAGGGTTATTAGTAAATACTACTGTAGGATTTCTCTCCTGTGTTTATTTAGTATCTTCCTTAAGTCCGTCTTTTAGCATTTTTGCAAGTTCTGCTGTAGATCCAACAAAAAGTGCATTATTGACAGTAGAGGGCCCTTTTGTTTCTTTTTCTTCGTTTACATCTTTCAATTTCTTTTGCAAATCAAGTAACTTATCGGTTGCATCTGCAACGTTTTTGATCAACTGTCCAGCAACTTCATATGCTCTAGGCATTTCACTTTCTTGAGCAAGTTCAAGAATTCCATTGATTGCTTCTTGTCCTTTTTCGATTAAAGAATATAAATTTCCTCTCGTATACTCATAATCCTTTGTAATATCATCACTTTGAAGTTTTTTTGGAGTTAAGTTTTCAGATTTAACTTCTTGAATCTCAGTGGACACTACTTCACCTTCAACATTAAAGGTATCGTTTAAATCGTCAAACTTTTTTGTCATTTTAATCATTAGAATACTTCTCCATCAAAACCAAAGTCGTCTCCAACTTCGATCAGAGCATTATCTGCAGCGGTAATCAACCCAATACCAGTTCCAGAAACATGACTTGCCTTTGTTGTGTTATCTGTTCCTCTTTCAACCTTAAGTTTGGTTCCAGAGATAATCTCAAGGATATACATCTGCTCATTATCGATAACAATGTAACTTGCATCAGAAATTCCAGAGGTATCTGCAACTTCAAGATATTTTGCTGTAGCACCAACGTCTTGAGCGAGTGTTGTAATCGTGTCTCCTGTGTAGTTTTTGACTGCTCTGGGAACAACAGAATAAGTAACATCTCTTGTAGGAGTTTTTGTATCTCCTCCTTCGACATATCCAATACGAACCTTTTTGATAAGATCCTTGCTTGCAGAAGTAACAGGGCCAAACAGATATGTTTTTGCAGTGAATCTAATCGTATAATATAGAGATCTTCTAGTAGTAAAATCTCCCTCATAATCATCTTGCATTGTAATGCTTTCGATGACAACGGGGATATCTCTTTTTTCTCCAATACTCTCAACTAAGTTAACTGATAAATTATACGCTGGTTGAAAATATGGAAGAATTTGTTCAACAATTTGAAGCATATCATCGTTTAATTTTGTATAAACAGTTAATTCAAACGCCATGTTATATGGCACTGGCATATATGCTTTTTTTACCTCAGTTTTGTTATCCGTATCTGTAGTGACAAAAGTCTGAGTTGTTGTTACTTTTCTAGAACTGTCATATTGCAGTCCAACAAACTCAAATGACATTCTTGGAAGAGAGATCTGAGTCGATTTACTCAACTCCGCAGATTGTTCTAATCTCGCCAAAAACTTTTGAGTTGGGCCATAAGCAAGAGGCACTTTAATAACCTCAGTTACGTCATCAGACGAATTGGTATGCTTGATTTCAATACCATTGAAAAGAGTACCAAAAGCAATAATTGTCTTTCTTAAAATTTCGTGATAAAAATACTCAAACATGGTAAATCTAAGGCCTTAGTTAGTATTTATACTATGGTGTTCCAAAAGGATTCTTTTCGGAGAAATCTAGAATAGCATTTGCTTCATTTTGAATAGTATCGTTATCTGGGAAAGCTCCCACCACGTTGTCTTCCTGGAAAGCAGTTACCATATAAGTAGCTCCACCAATAGATCCAGTGATGATTTCTCCAACGGTAAAGTCTCCAGTTACCTCTGTAATATTCAAAGTATTTGTCACTGCATTCCAAGACTTGACTCTTCCCGTTACACCGCTGTCTGCGCCAGTTACTGTTTCGTTCTCTACAAAAGTTCCACCAGATGCTCCTGTTGCAGGATCTCCAATGGTGATTGTTGGTGCCACTGTATAACCAGATCCTGCATTTGTAAATCTGATATCTGTGACTGTTCCTGCAGCACTGATGATAGCAATAGCAGTTGCTGCTGTTGTTCCAATTCCAGGACTACTGATAGTGACAAGAGGTGCAATCGCGTATCCAGAACCACCGCTACTAATAGTGACGACTCCAACCACACCATCTCCGATTACAGTAGTGGCAGCAGCACCAACTCCAGGAGCAGTAGAAAGTCCAACAAATGCAACTCCAGGTGCGACAGTATATCCAAATCCTGGGTTTGTAATTTCAACACCTTGAACTTTTGATCCAATCTGAGTTCCGTCACAATTGGTGAGTCCACCAAGCAACGTTGCAATACCAGTTGCCCTTCCTCCAGCAGTTGGAGAAGTAGATATTGCTACCGTTGGAGCATAAAGATATCCTTCACCTCTGTCAGTAATATTGATACTAACGACACCACCATTTACGATTCCTGCAGAAGCGGTAGCAGCCTCTCCACTGCCGATAAGGGTAAGTGTCTTGATATTTCCTACATCTTGAACCAACTCATCAATTTCTTCAATTCCAGTATCAATATCTTCATCTTCATAACGGAAGAGTTCACATCTCAGTTCATAAACATAGTTTTTCTGAAGTTGATAGAAAGGTTTTTCATGCTCAACAAACTTAATTTCAAATAAACGCTTACCTAAGGGAAAATATATCAAATCTCCTTCTTTTGGCCTAGTAGCAAGTTTAACGTTTGATAAATTTCTAATTAGTGGGGTAATATATTCTTTAAATCTCTCTTGAGAAATAATCAGATTAATTTCATTAGTTGCTTGAATACCAAACTTTGAAAGTAACTGTGTATTATCACCATATCCATCAAAATTGTTGACATATGCCTCAATTGGATATGATTGATTAAATTCAGACTCAATAACCTCTCTGATAATTGTATTTTGAGTCACGTATTGTCTAGGAATATAATAAACCTCAACACCATACATCCTCAACTGTTCGTTGATCAAGTCTTGAACAAGACTTTGTTCTCCTTGAGAACCCTGTAAGAAAAAAGGATTTAATGCCATTATCCGATCATGTCAAGAGGAGGAAGTTCGTAGGTGTTGGACATTTTCTCCATGATTTTTTCAATATCTCTTTCGCCATCATCATAGATTTGCCTACCATTGAGTTCAACTCCACCTGGAAGTTTAACTCCTTGGAACTTCATCAAATTCTGCCCCCATTGGCGTTTAATGAGTGCAGTAAGATATGGTTTTAGAAAAGAATCATTGTAAACTCTAGCATAATCTGCAGGATCAACTGTTCTCCAACAATCTATAATTAGAAAATCATCTTTTTTTAACTGACTCCAATCAACATCAAGATAAAGTCTGTCTGATCTTTGGTTAAACCTAATTTGCTTGTGAGTATTCAAGAGGAAATTAATCGTCTCAAGATAACTCATACTCATTGAATATGTTAACAAATCAGTTCCACCAAAATAGTAAATATCGTTCAGGAATAACTGATATTTAAAACTAAAGAGGTTGGAAAAACTTGCAGAACGTGATTCGTCATATTGGAAAATTTTGTTGATTCCAATAACAGAGGGAGGAATTTGTAAGTAGTTGCTGTTTTCATGATATGTAAAAGTTACTGCAGTTCCAACAATAGTTGCCTCCGCAGTTGAGGTAGTAATACCTGTTTGATCTTTTCCACTTGCACCTGGAGGACGTGCTTCTCCTCTTTTTACATCATCGTCAGTTACTCTATACTTTAGATAAGTTTGTTGAACACCATCAAAATGCCTTTCATAAAAAATTTGCAGAGCATCATCAAGCAGATCTTGAATCTGCTCCTCTGCAACGTTGATTTCCAAAACTGGTGCTCCCAGTTTTCTCAGGCAATAATCAATTAGTTCTTGTCTAGTACCTGGTTGCGCCATTTAAACATCTACCTCTATACTAAGTATTTATAGTGCTGACGCAATACCAGCAGATACCAATACATTTCCGTTTATAATATTGTAAATTGTAGCACCAGAACTTACCAAAACTTCATATACATATCTTCCTGGTTTCAGATTTGCAGTGTCAGTAGAACCCAAAGAAAGTGTCATAACACCTCCTGCAGCACTTGTAAATCCAACCGAGAAAACAGTTGTAACCCCTAATGTAGCGCCAACAGCAACACTCTTCGACATTGCAGAAGATCCAGTCCAATTTCCACCATCTACTCCAGTGTCAAACCTGAAAGCAGTTTTATCTGGATTGACAATGGTAAACTTATCACTAAAAGTAGATCCGCCATAAATTTTTAAATTTACAGCATAAGGAACTCCTCCTGCTACATCATAAGTTACGTTCTGATTAGCCATTTAATCCTATTACTGACATTGTTTCTTGTTGCTTAAAATAAAGCTTAACAAATGACTTTGCGACATTTCGCAAAGTTTCACGATCATCACAACTATCTATCTCAGTTGCTAACTTAGTATATTCAAAACTTTTTGACAAATTGTTTAATTCAATTGAGTCAGGATCCATCATTTGCTAAACTCCTAAGTAACGTTTTTATCTCGGAGAGATCTGATTTCATGTTAGCAACATCTGCCTCTAGATTCTGTAATTTTTGATTCTCTTCTTCTTTCAATGTCTTTTTTGACATATATTCATCATATTGTGATGAATTTTTATTAATTATAGAGTTTGTTTTTGGATCTCTATAAAGATGAGAATAACCATCAACTTTCAAATGTTTCATATCAAGCAAGAGCGATGACTCTTAAATCCTTCATTCTTGGAACATATACCTGAGAGGTGGATGTTGCTACAATTTTGATTCTGTAGTTTTTAAACGATGGCAGTTCATCTGCCGTAAATGTATACTCTCTGTAATCAAGTTCATCTGATTCAAATCCCAAGTTGTCGGTTGGGAAATTATATGTGTCAGGCAAACCATCATTGTTGGCGGGATCAATTACATTTCCTCTTTCATTGATATTGTTATATCCAGGGAAAGGACGATAAATTGGATTAAAGTTTTCATCTTCACCAATCGCATAGAACGCTCTAATGCTGGAATATGTATTAATGTGAGCATTAACGAGAATCTTCAGAGAAGTTGCTGGGTTTTCTAAAGAGATTTCCTTAGACAAATATTGGAATGCCGAAGGATCTTCAAAGATTGTGTTGACTCTGTTGTCAGTAGCAAAGTTAGAAACTGCATTATTAACTCTATTAGAGATCAAGATCGCACTGACACGCTGAGTGTCAATAACAGGAGTCAACTTAGAGTCAACACTATTGAGGTTGACTCTGAGTCCCAGAGATTTATTGCCAGGTAATGTAGAAAGTTTATTAGTCTCATTAATTTTAGATGCGACTAATCTTGGAGATGTTAAATAATTTGTCTTATTCAGAGCAACATTTTCAAATCCAGCATTGGCGTATGGGATTTCAGTTCCACTGATGCTAGTAGCAGTTGTGCTTCTAAGTTGAGCACTAACTGCAGTTCCTCTTACTGACATCGTTTGTACAACAGGAGTAATCAATTCAAATGGGATGTTTTGAGTTGCTCTTACTGCAGAACCACCCGTGGATTTTGTATCTCCAGCATAAAGAATGGGGAAACTTTCTCCAGTCGATCTTCCAACTCCACTCGATCCCATATCCAACTTAATATTGTAAGAATCATATGTAATTGGATCAGATGCAGTTACATCATTAAGATTGTGCGTTTTATTAATTCTTCTCAAAGAAACTTTGCTATTTTCATATTTGTAAATCTCAGTTCCAGCAGGATAAATTCTACTAGTCGAAGCGTCAACACTTCTGGTGATTATTCCACCAAGAGATCCATCAGCAGCAGTTGTGTAAGAGATGATCTCATCACCAATCTTGGCATAACCAACATTTGTTGTACCAACTCCAACATTTTCAAATTGTGTAAAATTAGTTACATCGTCAACTAAAATTGGTGATGTTGATGTTGCATCTAAAGTTCCACTCAGTCTAGTTGGAACAACATCAGATTTAACATCGGAAAGAGTTACAAAGTTATCACTGAAGTTCATTCCATGGTTCTTATGGTTAACAACGAAGTGCATTCCATCATTAACAACATCGATAGAACTGATTTGAACATTACCACCTTGAGCAGCATTCAAGTCTGTTGTAATACCCGAGTTATTGAAGAATTGTACAGTATTTGCTGCACCTGCAATTACAAAATCGCCTTGAACATTGTCAAGAATAAGTTGTGAAGTATCGGAGATTGTGACAACAGAGAGTCTTGCTCCAGAACCAAGAGAATCATTTCCAATTGTACCAATACCAAGAACGTCACCAACAACATATCCAGTTCCAGATTCAGTGATTGTTGCTGCTACAGCAACACCATTGTTAATCGTAATATTTGCTTTGGCATTTGAACCACTTCCAGTAATCGTTGTGAGAGGAACACTACTGTAAAGAAGACTGCTCTGGGATGGAGTGTATCCGATACCGCTGTTAATTACCTGGAGAGTTCCAGTTGCAATACCAGCGTTTCCAACATAATCACCCGTCGCATTTGTTCCAAGTTGAGAAATAGTATTACCTAGTTGTAGATCTGTATCCTGGAGTGTGGATCCAATTCCGATTCTTACACTTCTAGAAGTAAATTCAAGTGGATTAGGTAACAACTTGGCAATTTCACCATTTCCTCTAGAAAGTTCTGGATTATAGAATTCAACAGATCCATTTTCTACAAAATCTGCTCTGTATAATGTAAACTTAAGATCTTCCCATTGACTTGGTTCCCAAGTTGAAGCATTTTGAGACTTAAACAGAGATCCAAGATATGGTTGATTAGAAATAAAAGTTTGAGTTAGGAGATCTTCCTCGCCAATTCTAGAAATAAATGCACTATACTTAGTTGAGATAGAAGCAAGGGCAATCGCATATTCACTACCACCCTCCAAATATACTGGAGCTTTGAATGTAAATTTAGTTGCAACAGATCCATCAGAAGAGATATTGACATCATCAGGATCTAAAACAACTTCAGAGAATGGAACAATTTTTTGAGTTGGAACTCCTCCATTCATAGTTCTAAGTTGGAACGTGACAGGAATATCCATGTCATCTTTAGATGCAAAGAAGACTTCGCAACTTGTTACAAAGATACCTGTTTCATCATCAACCAAGAAAGATTGTGCTAAAGGATCATACCATTGAGTAACAGTAATAGCTCTATTTTGCTCAGAGATAACATTTGAGTCAACTAACTGAGCACCTGTAGTTCTCGCTGCAGATCTTTCTTGGAATTCTGTCTTGTTCTCAATTCTTGCATTTCTAACAGAAATAATAGTTTCTTGAACAGTCTCTAAAGTTCCAGTTGCAGTGAATGCTTCTTCTGCAATAGTGCTTGCAACATTTTGATCATTATTTTCATTATTAACCAGAGTGAATACTCTCTGCCCAGTTTCAAATCTCGGACTATTTTGAGAATTAGGATCTGGAATGTAGAAACTACCAATCAAAGTAGAACTAATATCAGACAACAGTCTGACTCTAGAAACTTTTGCTTGAGCACCACTGGTTTGTCCAGTTAGATACATATCAGGTGCTGCATATCCCTCAAACGCACCCTCAGGTTGATTTGCAAGAGAGAACGTGTCAACATTCAACACCGTTGAAGTAGATGAATATGTTGATGGAAGAGTTTCTCCATCATATGGATTCAATCTGAATGTAGTCAAAGGTGAGTTGTATGGGCCTTCTTTATGATTAGCAGTAGCAACTCTAAATGTAAGTGATGGATCAGTATTCAAAACCTCTCTTACTTGTCCACCTGGTGGAATCATTCTTCCACTTACAGTTTCACCAACCTGGAAAGTTCCAGAAGTCATGGTGATTTCCAAGAGTTTTGGTGTGCAATACTTAGTTACATCTTCTCCATCAAAGAATGCGTACATTCTGGTTGAAGGTTTGATTCTCTTAGAGATAAACTGAATATTTCTAGATCTCATAAAAGAAATCAAGTTTCTATTAACAACTCTATCTCCAGCAGAAGAGGTATCAAACTGTTCAGTGATAACTGTTCTGGTTCCACTTCTAGATGCAGTTCCAGTGTCTCTAACCTCTCTAAAGGTATCTTCAATAACTTGATCGGTAACAGTTTCTGTCCATCTTCTTGTTCTAGATCTTCCACCAGGGCCTTGAACGTTTCTATCTCCACCACCTCTAATAATTCTTTCTTGGGTTGTTTCAATAATATCTTGTCCAGTCCACTCAGTCTCCCAAGCATTCCATACAGTAGGTGCAAATCCTGTTTGTGGATCAACGTTCAGAGTTCTAGATGCAATTTCTAAAGTTTCGGCATAATTACCTTCAGTATTGATAATTTTTGCTTCCAATCTTACTGTATCAGTCCAAGTATCCGTTGCTGGAGTTAGTTCCATAGAACCATTCCAGAAACTTACCAAGAATGGTGTAACACTTTCAGTTCTAGTAGCAAAAGTTTGTTTTAACCATTCAACTTCAGTATAAGCAAGAGTGATAAGATCTCCAGTTTTGGAAATGTTGTTTCCTTCTGGAGTAGAGAATTGTAAATCAGCAGTAGGATCATTGCCCTCTACAGGGCCCATAGTCAAATCAATGGAATCTGTGTGGTGTTGTGGACGCAGTTCCTTATTCTTAATATCAATACTATTTTTGAATTCTACTCCTTCTTCCTGCCCTAACAAGGAACTAAAATTATCTACGAAGAATCCAGACTTAAATCTATTCAGTCCAGATGCATCAGGGACAAAAAGGTTGGCAGTATTGGTTTCAAGTAAAGATAATGCAGTGTAATATTCAAGACTCTTGATTCTATTTTCAAGTTTCTTAATATCAACCATTCTGTATCTCTTATGATTCAAGAAACTCAGAGATGCCTGAGAAACATCATAGAGGTATGGTGGAAGTGTAATTGTTGCGATTTCCAGAGCATCTTCAACTGGCGCTGGTTTTTGAGGTTTCTCTGATGGTGTTCCATACTTAACCTGCATGGTTCCACCCTTTGTCAAATAAACTCTATCAATTCTGCCCAGATAGAAAGAGAAATCGGTGACGATAGACTCATTGGATGCTAAAATGTTTGCAGCAGAATTTCCAGATCCAGTAAAAGTTCTTCCATTGAACTCTAAAGGAGATCTTGAACCTTCGGAAACAGTGTAATCAGTTGTTCTTGGACGAATATCAATAAGATCTGTATTTCGGATTCCATTTACAAATGGAACATCCTTAGAATAATCAAATGTATCATAAGACGCGATTGTTGTAAAATCTCCATCATCAGTTGATTGATAATATCCAGTTTCAAAGTAAATTTTTAGTTTTCTAATAGGTGCTTTAGTATTGTTCTTTCTAGTTAAGAATCCATAGTCATAGAAAGACGTATTTTGTCCATTATCAAACGTATATCCTGGAGAAATATCGATACTATTAACAATAACATTTGCAGCGACTGCATTGATTTTAGATTCTGAGAAAGAAACAATTTCACCAACAGCGAAGTTAATGTTATTTTTAGCAATAAACTGAATTGTAGAGTCTGTGTCTCTTGCCGCTACAATTCCAATCGCTCCTGACGTTTGTCCTACAAATTGTTCACCAATAATCAGATCGGAAGTTTTTCCTGTAGGCCCAGTGATTGTGCTTAACTGAATTGTTGGTGCAGATGCGTCAGAAGTATTAATAGACTCATAAATTCCATGAACTCTAATAATATCTGGAGTGTTCAGGGAAATTCTTTCATCTTGAACTCTAGTTCCGAAGGGATAATTACCATAAGTAAGTCCATCATCTAAAGTTGTACTTCCAATACCAGAAGAAGACAGGGAAGACTTGTCTACTACAATACTAGTAACTCTATTCTTTAACTTAATCTTGGATTTTGGCTTTAACTTCTTGAGAGTTGCTACAAGAGTTGCTGCAGTGTTGTCAGTTCCAAGATTTCTAATTTGAAGTTGAGTATTTCCATTGGTAAACTCAAACTTATCAGAGGTTAGCACCTCAATAGTTCCATCACTTCTAACTAATTGATATCTTTCAACATCAAATGGTTCAAAAGTTTCATTAGTATCTGCAGTAACTACAGAAGTCAATTCATTATCTGCAATGTTGACTGTGAACGTCTTTCTAATGCGGATCGAAGCATCAGTTAAGTCAATTTCAGCAATATTTTCCTTCGGCATCACGGTGTAGAAGGAATTATCAATAGATCCAGTAAGTTTAGATGCTACAACAGTAAAATCAGATACATTTAATTGGGATGCTGGAAGTGCGCCCTCTGCAACTCCAGTTACAGTAGTTACACCAGCAATATTAATAGAGGAACTGGCAACACTTACAACAGAGGCAAAACTTGGATCTGAAGATGTTGTATTTGTGAATCTTACAACATTTCCAACCTTAATTCCTCCTGGGAAGGAAGAATTTGTGCTCACTACAGTCGTAATACCTGCAGAACTACCTTCAAAGAAAGCAGCAGAAATAGATGCAACACCAACATTAAAAAGTGTAGATTGAATGGTGTCTGCAGAGAAATATGTAATAGTTGATGCACTACCAGTAATTGCATGAACAGATTTTACATCTCCAATACCATACGCGGTAATAGCGGTTGCAACTCTGGTATTTGCTACACCATCAATGATAAATGACTCATTTTTAATAAATTCGCCTTCTGTCTCATATACAGTCAGAGCAATTCCAGCGGCAACTGAAGATTTCAGGAATGCTTTTGCTCCACTATTTGCACCTTTGATAAAAGTAGGTGTTGAAAGTGTGATTGGTTCATTCAGAGTGATTTCTGTGACAGTCTGAACATCATATAAAGAGATATCCCATTCGTTAATATTAGAATTTGCAGCATTATATGAACCAGAGTCTAACTTAAAGTCATAAACTCTTGCAAGTCCAATTTCTTTACCTTGTTCAATTGTTGCCGCAGTGCCAACTCTTGCACTCCTAAGACTTAATACAAAAGTATTGCCAATTCCAACTGTAGGGGCACCAAAGACTCTGTTTAACTTGAGTGAGGCTCCAGTATTGTAGTTGATTGCTTGATCTTCCAGAACTTTTAGAGTTCTGGGTTTTAATACATCCAAATATGTTGGGCTAATCGTCTCAATCTCATATCCCTTTACAAATGCTTTGCCTGGAGAGACTTTGTATAGTGCAAGATCTTCTGATGGAGAGGAACCACCGTAAGTTAATTGATTTGCGTTGAATACACCTCTGTTTCCGAGGTTATCATTCAAAGAATTCTTGACTACCAGATCAAAAGGAGTTACATAGTAGTCACCAGATTCTGCATATGTTCTTCTTGCTAACTCATCTTGGATGAGAGAATAGTTAGTTGTTTGTCTTTTTGATCTAAGAATACCATTTGAGATCGTAGCGAGTTCGATGAAATCATTATCATCAAAGTCATCAGATGCTTTCTTAGTTAAAGATGCGGTGATTTTAAGTCTATCTGCACCTGGTGCAGAAAAGTTATTAAATCCACCAGCGTTATCGTTCAGAGAAGAATCGATATCGGAATTAACAATTTCCTCTGTTAATGCAAGTCCGATTCTATAACTTGGAGTAGTGCTATACTGATCAAGAAGAATAGTTTCACTATCTACAAGTACAAATGTTCCTTTTGCAAAATAAACACCGTTTTGAATCGAAAATGCTGATCCAGAAGCTGCCGCACCGACTGGAATAGTAGATGCAAAGGGTTCACCAGCAGCAATAACCGTGTTTTCCGTGGCAATTGTCGTATTTGATGACAAAAGTTCTCCATCAGAGAACACTTGAACTGAATTATTGTTTGAATCTGATGCGAGGTAACTGATGTATAATGTTGTATTTCCTCTCTCAGACTCAGAATCGACTAAAACCTGCTTTACTACTGCAGTTATCCCAGAAGTCAATCCAGTTATTTTTGCTCCAACAAGATTATCAGCATAGTTACTAACAGGCACACCAAGATAAGTGTTTACCAGTTGAACTGCAAAATAAGAGGTGTTATATGCCGTGTTTCCTGGAATTACTTTTGCACCTTCTTTAAAAAAGTGCTTACCAAAAGTTTCAACCTGGTTTTGCAGGATGGACTGGAGATTGTTTAATTCTCTAGCTTGTACTGGATAACCAGGTTTGAATAAAACCTTGTAATAGTCATTATTCGCATCAAAATCGTCGAAATATGGCGCGACGTTAAGATTAGTTTCTTGTGGCATAATTCTTTAGAACTGCAAAATGACTTTAATATCTTCTTTTTGATTCACTGATCTAGTGATCGAGGGCCTATTATCTACATAAACGATGTTCCCTGAGTATTTCTCTACTTCAGGGTTGGCAATTCCCTTATTGAACTCTTGTCCAAGATAATATGTCTTATTATTTATTACTGTTGATAAACCAGTAAAGACTGTATCAATACCCAAAGTCACCGATCCACCAACAATATCAAAAGATCCACCATCGACAATATCAGCGGTAAATCTATTTAAAGTAAACCCATATTGAGGTGAAGTATCCTTTGTTCCGTCTGTATTAAAACCTGCCATTGTTCTGTCTTGCCAGAACTTCAAGACACCCGTTGTTTGATCATAAGAAACAACTTTTCCAACTGCAGTGGATCCAACACCAACTGTTTGAGTAATTAATGTGTCGCCTGTGAAGGTAGCAGAACTATATCCTACCCCAGTCAATCTAACCGCATATGTTGCAGCGGCTTTGTTTAGATCTAAAAGATCTGTAGATGCATATGCTTTTGGGTTTTCTACAATACCAACTCTTGCAATCTGATTTCCAGTAATAAAATCTGGATTTTCAGTATCATTTTCAATTCTAGAATAAATTAACGAATTAAGTGCTCCTAACTCCTTGTAGATATTTGCACCATGTCCACCCTGAGGAGGAATAATTACGTCAAAAACTGGAGTTGTGCTTCCTGTTGGAACATTTCCGCCAACTAAATCAAGAGTTCCAAAAGTATATCCACTACCACCATTTGAAACCGTGACGGACTCAATCTTAGAGTTGTTATTTACAACAACAGTTGCCTCTGCACCTCTTCCATCACCTTTAATGGGAACTCTGGTGTAAGTTCTGTTTGCTGTTCCTAGTCCAACGCCTCTATTGGTGACAGTTACAATTTTAATTTGTCCACTAGAAGAAGCATTATTTCTAACTGCAACAACATTTGCATCAGTAGAGGTTGTCCAATCAGCGGGAACAGGTAAAAAGTTTGTGGAGTCAAACTTGGTGATATCACTTGGACTGATCGTGAAAAGATATTTCCAAATATATCCATCGCCACTTGTACCTGCTTCTCTTGGTTCTAGATCGGTAAAAGTAGGTTCGTCAAGAGATGCTCTGCCACTTGGGTTCTCTGGATTAGTTCCATTTTGAAGACAAATATAAACTCTATAGTCAGAGTTCATTACATAATAATTTGCACCATACAAAGTTGTAGCATTTGACGGTTTTGATGGGTTTTCTGCTTTAACATCGTGTCTATACATGTCATATGTGACACCAGACGCCCAAGACACCTTTCTCACAACTCTCTTGATGTCAGAAGAACTAATCTTCTTGAGAGCAATCATTGTATCCCAATAACTATTCTCCTCATCAAAACTATCTCTAGGATCAGGCGGACTAGTATCCCAAGTTGATTTCACCTCTGTTGGATTTGGAAGTCCAACAAAAGTGTAATAAGAATTACTAGTCGATGCCACACTGGCAACAAACTCTTTTGAATTCAGAATACGAAGTTGATCAGTTATGATTGCTGCCATTTTTAACAGGGCTTTTTTGGTTATTTATCTACTTAAATTACAAGTAATTTTGGAATTTCAAAGGTGAGGATCTAGTGATAACTGCTGACGTAGAAATTCCAGCAGAACCATTTAATGTATAAGAATTAAATGCCTGAGCATCAACTCTTGTACCTAAATCAATTCTTCCCCACGAATAGTTTCCATAGAATTCTGTAAGTCCAATTCCAGTGATATCTCCCAAGTCTTGAACACTTACAGTGACTCTTCTTACATATGTGATGCCAACCCCTGCTACTGCGGTTGTTGCCGTAGAAACAGCAGCGACTTCATAAACACTATCTAGGAATTGTGTTGTTACGCCAAGAACAGTATTATCTTGATAGAGTGATGTGACACCACTACCAACATTACTATTATTTACCACGAAATAATATCCTGTCTGAATACCACTAACAGTAACCGCAGTTCCTACAATATCAGTATCTCTGAGAGCCGAGTCAATGGGAATAAAGAAGTCAAATACGTATCCCGTCGATGCAACACCAACAGATGTTGAAGTTACTCCAACAATGGATCCAAAGTCTCCAGAATAAGAATCCGTAGTGTTCTCTTCAGAGAGAGAATTTGCAACTTCAATAATTACGTCAGGAGGAGTTGCGGAAGTATACGCAGTTCCTGCTCTAGTAACGGTAATTGCAGAGACTGCATCTCCAGTCAAGGTTGCAGTTGCCGTTGCCGTTGTTCCCAAACCAACAGGGATATCACTACCATTGACATATGTTGTCTTAGGTGCAGAATAAGCAAATCCAACTGGATCTGCAATTGTAACTGTTGGCGCTGAAGTATATCCAGTTCCACCATAACTAACGACAATCTCAGAAATAGTTCCTGCGATAGAAACAACCGCAGTTGCTGCTGCACCAACAATATTATCTTGTGAAGTTAAAGTAATCTTCTTAGTGCGTGCATCAGTGTTATTTTCTTTGTCATTGTCGAAGAATGTTTTGACACTTTCGACGAATGCGATGCCAGAAGAAACTCCCACAGGTTGAATAAGGAAGGTAGTTGGGAAGACGAGAGGTTCGACTTCTTTTCTACTCTTACTTACAACTTGTCCATCAATAATTTTATCAGATTTTTGCTTGCACCATTCAACACGACGTGCGTTGTCTGGGTTAGAGTCAATTCCAAAATCATTGTATGCGTTAGTATCTACAGAGTCGGTAGCAAATACTTCAGTTACCAAACGTACATTTTGTTCATCAATCTGTAAGGTGTCTCCATCTTTAACAGTTTCAAGAACATCGCGGAATATAACATCAACATCACCACTTCCCTTGTAGAAAAGAATTTTGCAGGTATCTCCAGTATAATCAGTATCACTACCTCTTGGAGCATCTGCAAATGTTAATGTAGATCCACCATCTAAAGTAAATCCTTCGCCAGGAACTTGAAGAATATCATTCAAGAATACCAAGAGAGTTGCTTCAACATCAATATTAGAACCTGGAGCAGATCTAATAGTTACAGGTGTAGACGAAGACTTCAGAGTAAACGATCTCTTAACTCCATCAAACTGATCTTGAATAAGATCAAGAACTTGCAGTTCACCGAAGTGCCATGCAGAGAAAGAATCGGATTCTATACTGTCAACAGTGAGTTGGAATTCTTCAAATGTCTTGGTGGTATCTGTAGGAATTCCAGTTGCTCCTCCGATAGGAACAGTAAGAACATCTCCAACTCCATATCCATATCCATTATTCTTAATTTCAAACTCAATTACACTAGATCCTTGTCCAACAACAACATTTGCAGTCGCTTCAGTACCACCACCTCCAACAAGAGAGATATTAGAATAAGAAAGAGGATCGTCAATTACAACGGTTGGTTCAGAACCAATAGAATAACCAGATCCACCAGTGGTTACTGCAATACTTACAATGTGCCCATTTTGAATTGCAGCAGTTCCAATAAATGCAATATTAGGAATTCCAGTGCTAATAGTTTGAACACCAACCTTGACTGTAGTCTGAATTCCAGCACGGTATCCAGATCCACTGTTACCAATGCTGACAGAAACAATAGTCCCTGCAGCAGAAACAACTGCTGTTCCACCAGCAGCAACTAGAGGTTGATAACCAAGTCCACCAGTAGATCCAACAGATACGATGATTCCGCCAACAGGGATTGTTGCATTATTTGGATCAGATGCCAGTGATGTTGCTGCCCCAGTAAATGTAATCGTGGAGATTCCAGATCCCTCAGAGAGAGTGTAATCCTGATTTGATGTTAACTCTCCAGTTGGACTCTGGAAGATATTATTAATCAGAACTACTGCATTATTAGTGCTGAATCCAGCAACGTTTTCACCCTCAGACTTGAGTGTGAAGTCTTTAGTCGTAGCATTAAATTTATCAGAAATATCATCAAAGATATAGTTATCAGTATAAGTTTTAGTAGAACCACCTGTTGTTCCAGATCTCAAGAAAGTTCTTCCTTGGAATGTGGAGAATGTAGTAATTCCTGTCCAATCTCTTGATCCAGGAGGATTAGTTGTACTACTAATAGGATTAGGCCCTTGTGGCGCAGTATAGAAGTTGATTCTATTATCTACAATATTGTAAGAACCATTTACTTTAGTGACAATAGCATTTTCTGTATGAATTGCTACAGTTGTTCCCATCCATTCTCTATCAACCAAAATTGCATTTGTGGTTCCAATGCCAATCGTATTAATTTTCATGATCTCATCATCAATCTTGATTAAATCTCCGCCAAAGAATGATGTGATTCCAGACACCTTAAGAATGTCTTGAGTCTTCAAGAACGTTGTTGTAAGTCCAGTTGTTACTGCTGTAGAAACAATGGGAGACTGGATCATATTATCAAGAGCGATCATGCACTTGGTATTTTGATCTTTTGATGCAAATGCGTGAGCAGTACCAACACCAGCAGTAATAATACCGACAGGAACTGGAATGGATGCTAAAGCATTTTCAGCAGTAGATGCAACCTTGATCTTAGAGTTATCAACCTTAATTGCAAAAAGTGGAACATTATTGGTTGGTAAGAAGTCGGTAGCACCAATTCCAGAGAACGTTGTATTTGTAATTCCAATCGCAGTCGCATTTTCTCCATAACTATAAAGAATTTCTTCTCCAGTAACAAAGAAGTGATCGGGAACTACAAAAGAATTATCGGAGAGAGAAATGACATTTGTATCAGAAGCATCAACGTCTCTTCTGAAAATTTCTTTCTCTCTATGTCTAAGTGTAAATGCTCTCAGAACATTTGATTGAGTTCCCTTGTAAGTTCCGTAAGATGCATCAATAATGCCATTATTCAAGTTAAGTGATGCCTCACCTTGTGCCTCTGGGCTAATCTGCTCGATCGCCATCTGGAAGACACGAATCTGAGTTGCGGCACTTGCAGGTGGAGTGTACTGCAAATGCGTCTCACCAGAGACTCTCAAGACTCCAATTGTTCCAATTCCAGCAGTGGTTGTTACAGTTCCATATTCCAAAATATAGGCATCAGAAGAATCATTTACAACAACAACTTCAGACATTTGATACTGACTATTTGTAGTATCTTCAATACTTACAACATAATATGCTCCATGATAATCATTATCGCCACTATTGGTATAAGTTGCGATTGTATGAATTCCTGGAGTTCCAGAAGATGAAATGGTGGTTTGATGAGAATCAATCTGTCCAATATTTTCATCAAGATCTCCGATTCTGATAGTATTACCAATACCACCAGCATCAGCGTCTGGCATGAAAATTCCGAAAACATTTGCCGTACAAGCGGTGCCCGCATTTGGAGTAAAGGAAACAGTAAGATTTCCACCACTAACAGCGGATTCATAAGTTCCAAGTCCAGCAGATCCAAACTTATCTACAGAATGATTAGTTAGTTGATTGTATTCGAGGACTTGTGCATTTGTTCCATCATGAATCAGATTAAGTTCATTATATTCAAAAAGTCCGTCATCATTATTGATTTCAACAAGTAAGTGAGCAGATCTGTAAGTTGAGGCAATAGAAACAATGTTTGTTGCAGAACTAATACTATCTTCTTGGAAGGTTTCCAGTCTTGCAACATCTCCTAAAGAAGTGGATCCAGTGCTAGTTACCGCATTGTTAATACCAATGTTAATAAACGAAACATTGAAATTGTTAGCACTAAACTTAGTTGGGAAGAATAACAGTTCTCCATCAGTACCAGAAATTCTATAATCAAAGGAACCCATATCATAAGTGGTTTCCATTCTTCCATATTGAGAAATATATGATCTTACTCCATCTTGAAGAACAGAAACAAACATTGTTTGTCTCTCATCAGTGAATCTTCTATCTCTAATGTAAGTAAAGAGTTTATTGACTCTTTGATTGGCGGAGAAATTACCAATTACAGAGAATTTGTCAACTCCTGGTGTGCTATTAAATAAAGGACTAATGTCGTCGATTGTCAGAACTCTATTTCCAACAGATTCAAAGTAATCTGTCAAAATTCTAGATTTGAAATAAATTTCATTAGAAATTGTTTCTGTTCCGATGGTGATAGAATTTTCTGTTACCAAATCAAAATCGGGGTAACACTGAACATCAATAACGGCAGGGATGTCGGTAATAATATCAACTGTTGATCCAGATGCTTTAGTAAATACTCCTCTAAAGTTTTCATCTTGAGTTTCAATAATGTGATCACTAAACTTGAGTAAACCTGTGGGGTGAGCAAGAGCACTTACAGAATCATTCCAAGTATCATATGAGACTTTAGATTTAAGAGAATACGAGAAGTGCTGATAATAATTGTTATCAGGAAGTCTTTCTCTGTTGTAACTGAGGAATCCAGTTTCTTTTTGCCATCCTTTTTGTACGATAGAAGAAGCGTCTAAGGTAGATTGTGCGTTGAAATTAATTACTTCCTTTACAACACTCTGAGTCTTAGAAGTTCTACCAGAAATTACATCTCCAACTTCAAAATCAACTTTAGTATCAATTTTTAAAAGTTCAACTCGATCATTCCAACTTTCAACAGTTCCAACCTTATCTCCAGAGGTAACCACCTCACCTGCCAAAAATCTCTTCTTCTTGAGGGTAGATTTAAATTCTGGGAAATCTTTCTCTGGAATAATTCTTGGAGAAGAATTTAAAGAATCAAAATTTCCTGGAATTTTTCCACTTTCAAGAAGATCAACCAAAGTGTAAGTTACAACACCAACTGATCCACCAAGAGGAATATTTACATCAGTAAGTTGGAATAAAGAATAATCATAATCTTTGGAATTATATCCAACACCAGTCGTTCCAACACCAACACTAACTCCTTCAATAAGAATATTATCTCCAACAGACAATGGAGCACTATCACTAAAGGCAGTTGCCAAACCAACGGTTACTGTCTTATCACTATCATCATATGTAATACTATTGATAGGAATGCCAGTAGAGTTGTCTACAGGAATAATTGATGGTTGAACGTTGTTAATACCCTTTGTATTTTTGAGGATGGTAACCTTTGTATCACCAATTTCGTAGGTTAGATCAACATCATCAACGATTTTTCCAGTAAGTCCATCAAGAACAACTAAGTTTGGTGCTATTGTATAATTTTTACCTGCAGAAGTAATACCGATCTCTTCAAATACAACCAGAGGATCTACCAGAACAACTTCTGGTAAATTTAAAACAGGACGAAGGGTATTGTCAGTGGGATAATCAAATCCAATGTCTTCAATTGTAGTTGTTACAATAGATCCAATATCAGTGCTAGAAGATTGTAGGATCGCTCCACCTCTAACAGAGTTAGTGGATACTCCAACAATCGAAGATACTCCAACGATGTATGGATAACCAAATCCTTTGTTTTGAAACTCCACCTTAGAGATGGGGCCATAAGCAACATCAGAATCAGTCTCATAGGACAGAGTTGCATTGGAAGAGGTATAAGAGGTAACTTCAGGAACTTGCGTAGTGTTGTATTCAAACGTGTTTGTAGTAAGTCCTGCTACTTTGTGTGCTCCAGAATACTTACTGGATTCAATTTCAATTACATTATTGTTTAAAACATTGGTGTCAGTGACAATTTCTTTTTTGGAGGCAGGGATAAAAGTGTCTACTACAGGAGTTGCCTTGTAGTATAACTTTTTGAGAACATTATCACTAACCTTTAATGTCAGTCCAGCATTTGTATCGATACCAACTTTACCAGTTTTAGTAACTTCAAAAGTATCGGATGCATTGCTTGAGTCATATTCATAAGTAAATTCATTATCCGAATAAAGACTGAAGTCAAATGCGGAGTAATTTACTCCAGTAACACTAAACGCTAAAGAAGAATCTGACAGATCAAAATTAACAGTTTCATTTTGGAAAACTGTAATACGAGGATTAATTGGAGAAATAGTTCCAGCGGATGCTGAGGTGATATCTACAAAAGTTGGATCAAATTTAATAGCATCATATTCTGTCTTACAGAGTTTAATTTTATCGTCAGTAAATACAAAAACATGATAAATTTCTTGATCCAATAATCCACCAGAAGGTGTAGATGCGGTGTGAATTACCTTATCACCATTGACAAGTCCATGATTTGAGATGGTAATTGTATTTTCTACAATGTCTACGTTACCTGCAGTGAAATCCTTAGGATTGAATACAAGTCTTCTATTATGATCATTATACTTAACAGAGACGCTTGTAGACACCCCAGAGATAGCGTTTACATAGACATTGTTGCCTAAGGACAATCCATGAGTTGATGCTGTAGAGACAGTAACTACATTTTTCTTAGCCCTAGCGGTTACAACATTAGATTTATTAGTTGTAAAACTATGTTGTTGTCCCGTACCAATTCCAGTGAAATAAAGGAGTCCATCATTAATAGTTGTAGATGCTGCTCCAACAAATGTTCCTGTACTACCAAGTGAAACTGATACCGTAGATAATCCAATCAGATCTTTGGAGATTCTAGCAACGTAAACTTTTTCAGGAATATTAAATTGACTAGAAGCAACAACTCCTGATGTAGTACCGACTCCAATTGGTGTGCCATCATACGAATTATATGTGAGGATGTCCCCAGTATTCAGTTCATGATCAGGGAGGAAGATTGCTCTTGTTTGTACAAACAGTTGAGTTTTTCCTGCTCCTGGATTAGAAAAAGCAAGAGTAGTTCCAATACCAACACCACTTTCATTTCCTAGTGCTACTGCTTCAATTGGATTGAAGTAGATTTCTTTGTTAATTTCAAACTTAACACTAGTTTCTCTCTTGCTGGGCGAGAATCTGAACTTTCTAGTTCTCTCTACTAATTGAGTCGTGGCAGTATGTGCAGTAGATACTGTACCCTCCACAGATCTCTGAACTCTAACTCTAGAATTCAAAGCATCAACATTTAGAATTTTAATTCTTTCAGAACCAATATCATAAACATCATTTTCTCTGATGTTAAAGATATCGGTAAGAATTTCACCAGAAATACCAAAATAAGTTACGATTCCAGTAGCACCTGCAGTTCCAACTCCAGATGTTAATTTGAATAGGGAAGAAGTAATACCAACAGCAAAAGATCCATTCAGATAAGAACTAGAAGTGTTAATTCCTTCAATACTTACAATGTCAGCAGCAGAGAAAAGATTTGCTGCTGTAGAGAAAGCAACATACTGATTAGCAGTGTCTAGTCTTAGTGGGATAATTTCAAGAGAATCAATGCTGCTTGATGCAACACTAACAGAGTTAACTACTTTGCCACCAACTCTAGAAACTTTTGCAGACGCAGGAGTTGTGGGATAATCATTAACAGTTTCAAATTCAATTTTGTCACCAACTTGATATCCATTTCCTCCAGTAACAATACCAATACTTTGAATCGTTCCTTTGCTGGTATCATTAATGTTGATTGTTTGACTTTTTACACTATCTGGTTGAAACAGATAGTTATAAGATGTGCCAGCAATATCAAGTTGATATGGAGAAGTGTTTCTGAGATACTCAGAATTATTCAGATCAAAATTATCTTGATTGTTATCTTCAAAGTTAAATGAGTCTGGTTTAGAATAGTAGGTGTTACCAATCAAATATGGGAACTCAGGCGATCTGAGTCCTTTAAAAGGCCCACTGCTGTCAAGATTGGTGGGATCAATAGTTGCAAAATATGCATAAACTCCATTTGGATAATCTGGGGTGATACAGAAACGTCCATTATGTTCATCTAGATCTCCATTATCAGTGAAAACATAGTCATTAACAAAAAAACCATCAGTAAACAAATCAGGGCGATTTGCCAGATTTGTTTGCAGTTCATATCCAGATTTCATAGATCTGACTGATCCACCAGTAGGAGTGTCATATCCATATGGGCCATAGATTGGATTTCCATCATATGCCCAACCAATGATTGGTGAGTGATAATCAGATTCAGTTTCTAAGTTGTTTAATCTGATAAGATCAGCAGTTCCATATCTAATTGCGTTTTCTTGAGACTTAGAAAAAACAGATTCTCTAATACTTCTTGGTGCATAAATGTGAGAATATTGAATTCCATAATTTTCATTTTGAGATAAACTCAAAATTCCGTCATCATCTGTCAACTTATCGAAATATTTTTGGAATAAGTTAATGTTCCATTTTTGTAAGTTAGAACTAAATCGTGCTCCAGATCCTGCAGGAATAATTGTAATAGAGATATCATCTGGTGTATAATCAGATCCAGGATCTTTTACAATTACTCTACTAATTTCTCCATTGTTCAAAACAGCAACTAATGTTGCATTTTTTCCAGAACCAGAAACAATCAGATCGGGAGGTGCATTATATCCACTTCCAGATTTAGTTACCAAAACTTCTTGAATTCTTCCATTACTTACAATAGGAAGAAGTTCTGCATTATGTCCACTAAAAACTGTTACCAGTGGTTGTCTATCAAAGTCAATGATATCGGAGGATCCATAACCAACTCCATTATCAGTTACCTGAACACTTTCAATCGTTCCTCTGAATACAGGTTGAACATCCGCTTCAAAATTTTGTCCAGTGAAAGTAGAAACTCCAATCTTACCTTGAACAGATACAGTGATTGGTTCATAGTTGAATGTATGATTACCAGATCCTACGGAGTTAAAATTAATATACTGAGCGGTATCATAGAAGAATGACTTCGCTGTTGTTCCAACTCCGACAGAAGACAGGGCAAAGTTGTTCTCATCAACTACAGTGACATAGTATGATGTATCTGCATTTAGTCCCGAAATTTGAGTGCCACTAAACGTATAACGAACTAACTCTCCAGAAGCGTACTCATGATTTGGAATATTGATGTAATTGAGAGCAGTATTGATTCCAGATACACTTGCTGTTCTTTCTTTGCTTTCATAATTAGATCCTGGTTCTACTACAGTGATATTAGAAATAACTCTTTTCTTTTCAACTGCTTCTAATCTATGAATACCAGTACCAATTGCAGTTAAATCTAAAGTGTTTGTATTTAAAACTGCATCATCTTTTGTTGGGTGTAGAGATACTGTATGCGAATCAACAGTTCTTACATAATACTTTGCATCAGTTACAATTCCAACAATCCCAGTCTGATTGTCTGTTCTATAAATGATCTGTTCAGAGTTTCTAAACTTGTGGAAAGTAGAGAATCCAATAGTATTAGAAGAGATGCCAATAGTAACAGAATCCGCTGCATTAAATGATTCTGCATGAGCAATCATATTGGTATTGATCTGTGCTACAGCACCAGTGCCATTACCACCAGAGATTGTAATAATGGGTTCCTCAACATAGTCAAATCCACTATTAATAACTTCAATCCTCTTGAGAGAACCTTTTACGTTACAGTTTCCAGTCGCACCTGTTCCAACACTATCATTAATAACCAATGTGGGAGGATTGATTACATCGTATCCATCTCCTGAATTTGACACAATGATATCTTCAAGTCTTCCATAATAAACATAGTTTCCAGACTTATAATTTAAAATTTCTACGCCATTAATTAAGATGCCAGTTTTACCAGACTCGGTGATATATGTTCCACTTTCTTTAACTGGTTTAGAAATTCTCCTGAGAAGTTTCTGATGCTCAATATCTTTAGCATAAAAATCAGCAGGAGTTAGAGTATTTGAAGTTACAATTCCAGAAACAGATACATATTTTTCTCCCGAAAGATTTGCCTGACTGGTTGAGATCTTAAACTGATCACTGTCAATTCTTCTAATATAGTAAATTCCCTCAGATAAATTATCAAATCCACTGATAGTTTCTACTGTTTCACCTTCAACTGTTGATGTTGTTACATTTTTTTTATAGTAAACAGAGTCTCCAGTAAAGTATCCATGGTTAGTAAAGGTAAACGTTTCTCCATCAAAAGAACCACTTAAATCAACCTGCCTTGTAATTGGTTGTAATGCATTTTCAGAATAATATGGAAGGGAAGAAGATGCAACTAATAAGTTGCCATCAAAGTCTGCATATGTATTAGAAACATCAGAGGTATAATTTTCAATATATCCAAACTTGGATACTGAAGAAGATTTTAAGTTTGGATTTGTCGTTACTCTCTGTACAGTAATGGTGTTACCAGCAGGAATAACAGATCCAAAAGTTGCAGAAAAAGTTTTGGCGTTTAAAACACTATCAACGTTTGCAAATAACTCAGTGTTTCCTGCAATAACAACAACCCGAGTTCCTATTACAAAATTATGTGGTGCTGAACAGGTAATTCTGTAAGATTTATTACTATCATCAATTAGTTCAGTTGCATCAACACTAAAAGAGGGAGATATATTATAAATCCAACTGTAAGCAGCAGGACTATTAGTCGTAATGCCAAGAGATTTAATTCTTGCTGTATCTCCATCAGCATAGTAATAAGTTTTGGGAGAATTAATTTCAACATCAGATAAAACTGATCCAATTCTCAAGTCAATTCTAGTCGTGGTTCCTACACCAACATATGCGTATGAGGTGCAATTGATTCTAATATCAGACTCTCTAGATGCAGTGCTTGTAACACCGTCAACATTTAAAAACTGATTGACAGTTTTTGCAGTATAAGTTACAATACCAGATCCTACAACCAGTTCACCAGAATCTGGGAATCCTACAGTTGAATCTACATCAATTGTAGTTGCACCAATTGAAATTTCATTAACTGCTTTTGTTTTGGGGTGAACAGAAAAGTCTCCCAGAATACTCCCACTAAATGCAATGTCTTTTGAATATCCAAAGTCAAGAGAAATTTTATAATAGTCTTTTCCACCAAGAAATAACTTTTCAACATCAGCAATAGTTGCAGATGCTCCTTCAATCCCATAATCTGCTCTTGCAATGCCAGTTGTTCCAATAGCAACATTTGTAAAATTATCTTGGAATATTGTTTGATTCTTTAAATCTAAAGGAGTTCTGTTTACACTATCTAAGTCAGTACCTGTAGAAGAAATGAACTCAACTACAATATCTTTTGTAATTCTATACTGAGCATCAGATGGTTTGAAGAGAAACTCTGATGGACGAATAACCTCTACAGTTTCTCCATAGAGGGCACCAAAAAGAATTTCAAATGCTCTGTCTGTTCCTTTTGACTTATAAAAAGAACTTCCCTCAGAAACAAATAATTTTTCATTTAAACCAGAGAAAAGTTCTCTTTGATCAAATCCTGGAGAAAACTGTTTTTTAATTTTAATAAGAAATTCATTTAATAATAATGCACTCAAATTAATGACAGTCGATCCTTTTTTATGACTATCTACTGCAGATTCGGAAAAAGTTAATTTATCTGGTTTGGATAAATTGCGATATGATGTAACTCCACTAAATCCTCTAACGCAACCAGTAAATGAGTTAGATGTTTTTTCGGAATAAAGAATAATTTCATCATCAATCTGAATCAATCCATTTTTTTCTGGAAAATGATATGTTCCAAGAATATCATTACTTAAATCAAATTCAATATTAATTACATCATCTTCAATATCAACAAACGCAGAAGTAATAGTTGTGTCAGCGTTATTAACTAAAGATTCTAATTTTAAATATTGATCAATATTGTTAAGTAGATCAACAGATCCTCCTTGAATTTCTTGAGAAACATAATACTGTTTTAAAAACTCTCCTACTAGAGGAAAGTCATCTCTAACGTAAGATGGTAGTTGATTAACAACTACATCTTGGATTTGAACTCTTTGAAGATCTGTAGATATCATTTTACGTCAATTAATAGGAATATCCGCTGGATTGGGTTGAAGTAGATGTGGATGATGTACTAGACGGTGTACTAGATGTTGTTCTAGTGGTTGTGGTTGTGGTTGTGCTAGTGGTTGGACTAGTATTATTTACCGAGCCTGCTGGAAGTCCTAATCGAACTGATTGCGTAGTTTGATTTGCCAAAAGAACTGGGCCACGAACCAAAGAACCATTTGCAAAACTGGAGGTTACCTCATAGTTACTTCCAGAAATATCATTACCAGAGGCAATATTATCTGCCTTTGCAGTTACTCCCGTATATCTCATATCAAGTTGAATATACAGATCTTGAAGTCCAATTACATCATTTGAATATGGAACTGCACTAACTTGAATGAGAGGGAATCCTTCATTCATCACCGTACCAGTGATCATAATGGGACTTAACTTTACTTCGCCTTTGATATAATCAACTACACCAGCGTTTCTTTTTATGATTCTTGCTTGATTTGGAGAATCCAATTGAATTAGATTTACAACTCCAGTTTTAAGATCTTGATTTGGAGAATCAGCAAGATAAACTGTACCAAAAATACCACTTACATAGAATCCTGAAGATTTAATGTTGTATCCAATTTGTCCACCATGAGTCCCATGTCCATGGTTTTTAATATAAAATCTATTACCAAAACAAATTTCATATTCAGCAAAACTATTTACCACAGGCCTCAAATCCCTTCTCATCTCAATTGTTGTGATATTTGAAGTGATGGAGTCAGCACTATCGTCAACAACTTTCAAAAACTTACTATATTTAAACCTTGCGCCAAATTTATTAACTTCCTCAGAATCAGCATACTTTTGAATATTATTTGTTACAGATTCTTCTACATGTGTCAAAGATTTTGCAACATTACTATTATAATATGCATTAACAGTTGGTTCAATATAAAGATATTTCAAATCAATGATTTCTGGCATAATACCAGCAACAGAATATTTTTTAACATCGTTAAGTAAATTCTGTTTGACAGCACTCGATAAGAAAGCACCGTTGACTGGTTTGATTGTAATGAAGACTTTTCCAAATTGTGGTGGATCTAACTCTTCTCCACCAAAAGCAGCAACAGACTCTGCCTCATGATAAATTGTGGGAATGATCGCTTCATAATCAGATGCAGTTACTGCTCTGTTTTGAGAAGCATAGATTCTACTTGCATACTTTTTAACAGAGGAAATACTTTCAATTTCTTGTCCTCCAAATGCAGGTGTATTTGTAGTGATTAATGAAACTCCCGCTGTGATGGCTCCTCCGAGTCTAGTATCAGTTACTTTACCACCAAAACTAAACGAACTAGCTCCATTCGCTGCACTTCCATTTGTAACTACGTATGAAACTTCAATTAAAGAAGGAGATTCTAATTTAATACCATAAACACCATCACCGAAGATCAGTTCATATCGCTCGTCTTCTACCTCCTGAACCCAGTATACGGGCGATGTAGGGGTAACGTTGAACAAACTATCCGCCTGAATGTATTTCCTACTAATTTGTGATCCAGCCGATGGTTTTACGTTGACTCTGATGGTTGACGTATCAATATTTGCATTAGGTAAGATGAATCTTTGATCTGGATCAAATGAATCTACAGTAAACGTGGTGGTAAGATATGCTCCTTCTACAATTGCAACGTTCTCAAAGAATGCTATTAGATCATCATTAATTGGAACAACAACATCATCTAAGACATTAAAAGTAAATGCATCTCTT